TATGTAGCTAAAGGATATAGTGAAACTGAAACTAAAAAACAAATAGATAGTGCTTTCAGACGTATTCGTAAAAGACAAGAAAAACTTATGAATAAAGAAAGTACTGTTGCTTCTGTTTATTTTAGTAGTTTTGATCAAGAAGAACGCAACGCCAATTCTAAAAATGGTAAAGCTGTAGTATTTGATGATTCTTATAAAAAAGCTGTTAGTGACCTTCTTGGTGTATATGCTAAAGATGCTGAACTTCCACAAATCAATGGTAAGTATTATGGTAATCTTATGAATCTTATGGATTATATTAAGTCTGCTTATGATGATTATTCTATGGCTGACTTTATGTTTAATAGTTTGTCTGCTTATCTTAATACTCCTGAAGGTCAAGCTAAGTTTAATATTACCGATGCTAATGACGTTAGTAACCCTGTTACTTTCTTAAATAATTTCCATAAGTCTCAAGCTGAAAGAGATGCTGCTCTTCCTAATGGAACTGTTCATCAAGTTAATATGAATCTTTCAGATTTTGGTATAAATGAAGATATGAAAGAAAATTATGCTGAACAAATCAAACTTAAGAATGGTGATAAACTTACTATTGAAAGAGTTACTACAAGTAAAGGTACTAGTCGTTTAGGCATTAAATCTAATGGTAAACTTGTTGGTAGTATATCAATTCCTTCTACCGGAGAAAGAGGAGAATATGTTCAAAAGAATGATGGACTTATTTATCATATAGATAAAGCTAATGGTTCTAAAGATGGAGCACTTAAACAAGTTCTTAAAGATATAGCTAGAAGTAAAACTCCTAAGCACGAAAAACTTAATGAAATTATTCATAAAGCTGCTTTTGATAAGTTTAACGCTGAACAGCTAGTTAATGAATTTAAGAGTAATCCTATTGTTCAAGATATGGTTAAGAATAATATGATTAATTCTGATGAAAATGGTCCTGAATATGAAGTTGCTCTTAATGGTCTTGCTAAACTTTGGAGATATAACTATAAAATTCTTACCGAAGGAGGAGTTAATAAGTTTACTGGTGCAGTAGTTGCTAATTCTATCGATAAATGGTTTGATAATCTTCGTGAAAGTTATAATGAAACTAGTAAATTAGATAACAATCCAAACATTGATATTGTAGCTAGTGATGTATTTGAAGGTGAAATTATTCGTAGTAACGATGGTACTTTTAAAAGTGATGCTGAAACTTCTCTGCCTATTCAATTAGCTATCGCTAAAGATACTAAGTTTGAAATTGCTGCCAAATCTACTACTGGTGAATTTATTAATGGTATTGGAAGTAATAAGTTTCTTGTTAATGTTGGTCGAACTTATATCACTGTTCCTCGTAGTAACGGTACTGTAGATATTGTAAATGCTTACCCCGTGAGTTGGACAGGCGCTACATACTATACAAAAGATGACAAACAACAACATGTCAAGACAGGTAAAGACTTTAAGAAACTTCAAAATGCTATAGTTACTCAAATTAAAGATAGACTTGCTTCTCTTAATGATGGTGATTTTGCTGAAAATAGAGATAATTTTATTGATTTTATCGATAATCTTCTTAATATCAATAAAAATCCTATTTTCCTTAGTAAAGAACTATCTGTATTTAGAACTGCAAATATTCTTGGAATTAACTTTGGTAATAAGAATAATCAACTTCTTTTCTATAGAGATAAGAATGGCGATGGTGTAGGTCAAATAATCAATAAAGTTGATGGTAAACCTAACTATATTTCTTACAATAGTGATTTATCTGCTGTAAGTGATAAACTTATTGAAGGAATAAAAAGTCTAAATTTCAATATTAACTTTGCTGTTTTAAAGTCTGATAATAATCATAAAATTCCTCTTCAAGGTATTACTAGTAGAACTACTGATGGTAAATTTCAAATTACTATTCCTAAATATAAAAGAAAAAATGGTGTAAATCTTACTTATAATAGTTTTAAAGATTTTATTCAACAAAACAATCTTCTTAGAGTTAATATGGCTCAAGAAAACGGTAGTAATATTAGAAGGACGGCTATTAACAAACAAGGAGCTAATGCTAGATTTAGTTTTCAAGTAACAAATAAACAAGAAAGTCGCCCCGTAGAAGATGTTGGTGATAGTTATATTTCTAAAGCTGATGAAATTAAATCCATTGTAACATCTGATTCTACAGATAAAGGTTTTGAAGTTGCTAGTGCTCTTTTATTAGATGATACATCTAAAGAGAAACTAAATAGTATTAAAAGTAATAATCCTTTACGTAAACTTTTAGCTAAAGATATTATCTTTGACGAAGAATTTATGAGTAAACATCATGCACAAGCTAATGCTGTTTGGAGCAAAACTAAAGACGGTAAAGTTGTTATTGGTCAAACATTCTTAGATATGATTAATAGTAAGAAACCTGGTGAAAAAGGTAGAGCTATTAGAACTTTGATGCACGAAAATCTTCATGCTTATATTGAAGAAATGGCTAATGATAAACGTCATCCTAATGCAGTTGCTAATCTTAGAAATAGAATGCAAGATATTTATGATGATTTTGCTACTGCTATTAATCAAGATATTAATGATTTAAAAGCAGGAAATATTGATGAGATTAAACAACGTAGACATATTCAAGATAAAGCTACTCTTGAAAAGATTAGTAATTGGCTGAATAATGTTAATACTTTTACTGCTGAAAGTTATTCTACTCGTGAGAATCCTCAAGATGCTCTAGAAGAGTTTATTGTTGAATCTCTTACCAATGTTGATTTAATGAATTATCTTAATCAAGTTGATGCTGATGGTGGAGTAATTAAAGGTAATACTATTTGGCAGAAAATACTCAAGTTTATTGGTGATTTATTTGGTATTAATATTCGTCCTAATAGTCTTCGTGCTAAACAAATGGAAGCTCTTAGCGAAATATTTAAGAATAATCAAGAAGCTGAAGTTAAAGCTGAAGAAAAAGAAGAAATTATCCAACCAACAACATCTTCTACGGGGGGTATAGAAGAAGTTGAAACAGAAATAGTTGCTGATGATACTAACAGTATTGTAGATAGTGATGATGTCGGAAAGCCTAATGAGACGTTTGATATTAATGATAAAGATGCTGATGCTAATGATGAATATGATGCTGATGATGAAAGTACTAGTGAAGAAGTAGCTTTCAATTCGTTCAACTCAGCAATTGAATCTCTTCCAATGTCGGAACGTGCCAAATTTGCCTCTCTCGTTAGCTCTGCTGCGATTTCGATGTCTTGCAAATAGATTATTCATAGAATATATTTCGAGGTTCTAGAGGAGAATTTAAAATCCTCTAGAACTTTACTTTTTAAATAACTAATTTAATTAATAAAGTTATGGCTTGTAATTTTAAAACAACAAGTGCTGGCACAAGCATTAAACGTAAGGTCGGAGCAAATAATGCTCGTTTTGTAGCGTTAATTAGTCTTATTAGTAATCCTGAAACTGGAGATTTTACTGATGAGTTTGTTAAGTATTATCAGAAAGTAAATCATACTGATAATATTCCTAGTGTTGATAATTCCGAAAGAGGAGTTATTGCTAAAACTGCTATCCGTTATTATAATAGTATTCACTTTGATGTTAATGCTCAAAGTACAGGTACTTATTATGCTAAGGATGTAGATGCTTTTGGTTATAGTGATAGTCATGCAAAGGTATATGCTATTACTAGAGCAATTCCTAATATTATGCGTAGTATGTACGTTAGTGATATTAGAAGTGGAGAAATTGTTGATAAGGATACAATTCTTGGTGATTTAATTAAACGTACAAAAGTTAGAATAACTAAGGATGTTGCTGCTAATTATCTCAAAGCTGTTGGTAAACCTGCAACTAATGCTGAAGTTAATAAAATAGCTGATGCTCTTCTTAATAATAATGAAACTTATTATAAGAAAGATGAACTTATACTTACTATAACTAAAGCTTTTGATAAGAGCGGTGATGTTCAAGTTCAAAATACTTTTGCAATTTATAAAGATATATTTAAAGATACTACTGGTAAAGATTTCTTTAATAGAGTTATTATTGCTGACCCTATTATTGGTAATCTAAAATATAATGATGAGACTGAATCTAGTCTTACTGAAAGTTATGCTGAAGATTTTGATTCAGTAGATGATTCTTCTTATAATAATAATGAAGATGAAGATGTACTTACTGTAGGTGATAGACAAGATAATACTTGGAATGACCATAGTGGTCTTGGTTCTAGTTATATGAAAGGTTTTGACCTTGATATTCGTCTTAGTCTTTCTATGATACCTAAACTTACTAGTAATACTGTTGGTACTAAGACTTTAAAGTCTGGTAAAGTAAAGGATGTTTATGATTATGATAAAAACAATCCTACTGGTAATGTAGATTATATTGACGTAAAAGATATTATTAGTACTCTTAGTGCTAAGAAAGATGTTTCTAATCTTAATACTTTTATTGATAGTGTAAAAGAAGCTAGTAATATTCCTGGTATGGAAGGTCTTATTAAACTTTATAAAGACCTTACTTCTGATTTAGATTATGCTGCTCGTCTTTATACTCAATTCAAAACTGTAATTAACAAATATGAAACTCGTATTGCTGATGAGAATACAGCTATGAATAAGAGTAATAAGAATAGTAATGCTCAGCAAGTTCATGCTCTTAGTTTCCTTAATGATTCTAAGTTTACTCATATAAATACTGATTCTGATGTTACTAATAACCTTGCTAATGAAGTAGATGAAACTATTGTAGAATATACTCAAGCGCTTGCTGCTGGTGATGAGTTTGCTTTAGACCAGGCTAAGCTTTATAATACTATTGTTGATAAAATTGCTTCTCGCATTAAAGATTATTATCCTAGTGCAGATAAAGCTTCTATTGATAATTATGTTCGTCTTGCTAATAACGGTGAAGTTGTTACCAATATGCATTATCTTACTGATAGTCTCAGAAAGATAGCTAAAGCTTCTGATACTACTACTTCTCAGTATACCGAAAATCGTGATGCTATTAGTAATATTAACAAAGAAATTAGAAAACTTCAAACTAAGATTGACGCTCTCAATGAAGCTGGAGAACATAAAGGCATAGATAAAATTAATGAAGAAATAGATAAACTTGTTAGCCAAAGAGATAATATTCGCTTTAGTGATTATCGTTCTCAAGATAGTATTACTCAGAGTATCGCTTTAGCTGATAAACTTTATCCTTATTCTTCTGTTAAAGTTGAACTTAATTCTCGTAATGGCTTAGGTAATCTTCAATCTGATATTATCAATAGTTCTATGATTACTTATCTTCTTAAAGTACTCAATAGTCCTAAGACTACTACTGATGAATTAGGTAATACTGCTCCTGAATCTCTTGTTAACTTTGCTAAGTTTAAGTTTAAGAATAATCAATATAATCTTAGCAATATTCTTATTGAGACTAGAGAAAATGGTAAGATTGTAAATTATGGTCTCTTTTATTATGATGCTGACAAACAGAAATATGGTGTTACTAATTATGCTTCTGGTTTACTCAACGTTGCATTATTTAATGGAGCTGTAAAAACTGATGAAGGTACAGGTATTACTTATGCTCAAATGAGCAAAGGTGATTATGTTTATACTGCTTTTGCTAATTATTTTAATAGTGATAGAAATATTGATGCTGATAGAGTAACTAATAGCATTCCTCTTGCTAATTACTTTATGAGAACTCCTTCTGATGCTCCTAAAACATTTGTAGTTCGTGCTCCACGTTATCATATAACTAAGAGTAATCCAATTAGAACTGTAACAAATGCTGCTGATGTAGATAATTACATTAAAAATTATGTTGCAGAACATATTTCTAGTATGTCTGAAACTGCATTTAATCAAGTTAATCCTAGAGCTAAATTTATTCAACTTGAAGATAATCGTAGTGACCGTGCTCAAATTACTAGAGATTTAACTGATAATAATATTACTCATTCTGTATATGAGAATGAGATTATTCGTAATTATGGTAAAACTGCAACTATTGGTTATCAATTTACTGATGAAGAAGGTAATGTAAATAAATATATTATTACCGGTTCTATTCGCCCTGTAAAAGGTATGAATAAGTTTGTTATTGAGAATGGTAAAGCTACTATTCTTGATAATAATGAAATGAGAGATAATCTTCGTCATATGATATATGATAAGTATCGTAAACAAGCTTATCGTAATGGTAGAATTGGTGATGTTCAAGTTAATTATCAAGTTAATAGAGAACATCCTATTTATAAACAATTTAGAAAGATATTCAATCAAGAATTGATTAATATGGCTGAAGCTATTAATATGATATTCTTGACTGGTGATGATGGTGTTATTCAGCGTGAAGCTGATGGTAAACCTAAGTTTAATCCTAATAATGCTTTTGAATTAGATAAAGAATCTGCTCGTAGACTTTATGCTAATTATCAAACTAAGAAAGATAAATATCTTGATTCTAATTATGGTTTAGTTGGAAATATGTTCCATAGCGATAAGTTTACTATTACTGATTATAAGACTGGTAAAGTTCGTAATTATGGTCAAGAACTTCTTGATGATTATTTTGATAGTCTGTATAATGGTAGTAAAGGTGGTTTTATTCATTTTAGTTATGAAAATGGTAAGATTAAACTTAATCATACTAAAAAACAAGTTAAAGCTATTGATAACAAAATAGCAGAATTTATTAGTAATTATATTGATAGTTCTGCTATACGTATGGATGAATTTAAAAATCTTGATGTATCTGGACTTATTAATGATGATAATGTTGCTGACTTTGCTCTTAATTATCGTCTTGCTTATAATTATTTTGATGATTTATTTGAAGGTGATGATAAATTTTATAAGTCTTCTCAAGACTTCTTGAAACGTGCTAAGGAAGGTCAAGCTAGTGGTACTCCTTATAGTACTTTTAATATTTATCAAGATGAGAATATGATGCTGACAGACTTAAAGAAGATGAGTTATCTTAATAGTCAAGCTATTCAAGATAAACTTAATAGTCTTGGTCTTCATGTTACTCAACGTCCTGGTTTTGTTGGTATTACTATTAAGAATACTGTAAGAACTTCTAACGAAGCTTCTCAAAATGGTCCTGTTGTTCATGAACTTGCTCGTGTTTATATGAAACATGACCCTGAACTTACAGAAACTGAAGCTATTGCTAAAGCAAATAAGCATATGAAAGGTTATCAAAATACTACTGTAAACGATGCCCAGTCTTATATTACTTTTGAAGAATGGATTCGTCGTGTTGCAGGTAGAGGACAACTTAATAAATATATGCCTCTTATTGAGCGTATTATGGATAGAAGTAAACCTCTTAGAGTAGATGATATTAAGACTTTTGTTCAAGTACAAAAGAACTTCTATTATGATATGACTTATAATGATAAAATTAATACTTATGCTCCTCGTCAAATTAAGAATGCAGAACTTGTTCTTGTACCTAGATTTATTGAAGGTACTGACCTTGAGAAAGTATATAAACTTATGAAAGATAATGGTATTGACCAACTCAATACAGAAGAAACTTCTAAAGCTGGTAAAGCTGGTGTTCTTACTTTATTTGACGAAAAAACAGGTGAAGTTACTGATGCTCATATTCAAGATTTTAATAATCATGTAGAAGATTATAAAGAGACTTATTCTTATAATTTCCTTTATACTCAACAAGAAACTCCTCAACACATGAATGCAGAAAACAAAGCTGCTATTCAAATTATGAAGAAGATTGTTGATAATATTCCTGATACTGGAACTATCGGAGATATTAAGAAAGAGTTTTTTAAACTTTATGTTGCTAATATTAAAGATAGTTTCAATAGTCTTGTTAAGGAACTTAATATTCCTACAAATGAAGATGGTTCTATTAAACTCGATGATAATGGAAACATTGAAGGACTTGATATGAAACTATTCTTCAATAAGCTTCGTAAAGAATGTCTTCGTCAAGGTCTTGATAGTAATATTCTAGAGTTCTTTACTCTTAATGAAGATAGCCCTTATACTGAACTTGGAAGAGCTAATACTGTTATGCCTACATATATGACTAATATGATGAGTAAAGCTCAGAATGTTTGTCAATCTATGTTTAATAATGCTATTACTCGTCAGAAGTTGCCTGGTTTTCATGCCGCTCAGGTAACTAATGTAGGTTATTCAAAGCATCTTCGTTATCATCCTGATGGTGGACGTTATATTGAAGTTCTTCTTCCTAAGAGCAACTTTGGTTTTGCTAAAAATGAAGATGGTACTTATAAAGCCAGCGATGAAGAACTTCTTGAACAACTTCAAAGAGCTAAACTTGATACCATTATTGGTTATCGTATTCCTACTGAAGGTAAGCAATCTATTTGTGCTATGAAAATAGTTGGATTTACAGATGATGCTCAAGGTTCAACTATTGTTGTTCCTGATGATTGGGTTGCTCAAACCGGTTCTGACTTTGATATTGATTCTGTATATGGTATTCAACATAATACATATATAGATAAAGATGGTGATATTCAGAAAGTTGCTTATAAAGAATCATTTGATAAACTATATGATGATTATGTAAAAGAACAACTTAATGATGAAGCTAAAGCTAAACTAGAAGAAGCTGTTAAAAACGGAGTTAACGAATCTACTGCTTTAGCTAATGCTGCACAAGAGTATGGTCTTCTTAATCGTGAAGAATTTAGTAAAGCTAATAGTATTGAAGAAAAGAATAGTCGTCAAGCCCGTAACAATCGTATACTTGATGATATGCTTCGTATTCTTCAATCTGATGAAGCTTTTGAAGAGAACACCGGTCAATCTCAATTTGAAGATATTATCAATGCGCGTGATAATATTATGAATGATGTTGTTAAAAGTGTTCGTAATGGTCGTAGTTGTTATGATTTTATTGACCAGGCTGAATATCAAGAAGATGTTATGAGTGGTGCTAAACTTAAAGCGTTTAGTGTTAGTCGTGATACCTTTGTGTCTATTTGTAACAAAGTTCAACCAGTTATTGATAAAAATTACGCTATTAGTGCTAGATACAAAGCTACTCCAAAACAAGCTGAGGTTTTAGCTAAACGTTTTGGAGAAGACAATGTTATTTATAAAGATGGTTATATTACAATTAATCATACTATGATTGGTTGGTCACACGATAATCATAATGTAGATGATGCTATTCTTACTGCTTATAGTTCTGAGACTACAGCTCATATTCTTGATGCTGTAAAGAAAGGTGCTGTACCTAATGTAAATGAGTTTACTTTTGCAGTATATAAAACTTTCCCTGATGTAGGTAGTAATTATAAGACTGGTGTTGCGTTTATGATGCATCCTGCTGTAACTCGTATAGTTAATGCTTATAATAAAGGTAAATCTATTTATAGTGAAGATTCTGCTCAACCTATAGTTGATGCTCTTAAAGAATTAGCTGAAGAACTCGGTGTTGATACTACTTCTTTATATTCAGGTAAAATGGTAGTTGAGGCTATTAATGATAAACTTGGTACAGATTATAGTTTCATTAAAAACAACAATATTGTTCTTGATGAAGAGCAATTAGCTAATGATGTAAAGAATGCAAACAATGTTTCTATTGCTCGTGAAGTAGAGATTCTTATGGCTTATAATGATATTAATCGTTTAGCTAATGTAATTCAGAAAATTGTAAGAGTTTGTAACCCTGATAAGTTTGGAGCTAAACAAACTATATTTGCTACTAATGAAGTATTTGAAACTATTAAAGATATAAATAATAGTAAACAAGCTAAAGTACTTAGTAAGAATAATATTTCTTTCCTTGAAAGTATTTATCCTGGACTTATTAAAAAAGGTGTTGTAGATAAAGATAATTATGTAAAAGATACTCATGAATCTGCTTATCCTTCTCTTAATGCTTTCTTAAAGTACGCTTCGGTTACTAGTACTGTAGTTAATAGTATGCTTTTTGAAACTCAAAATCGTGATTTTGTGACTACTATTAAAGCTCTTAGTAAAATGCTTCCTACTCCTCGTAGACTTACTGAGAAAGAGTATAATGATTATGAGAAGTATGTTATTGGTGCTGCTTATAACAATGCTGATGGAATTAGATTAGGTTATACTATCAACTCTTCTACGGGGCGTCTTGAACCAACTAAAACGAGTGATTTACAAGAGCGTCTTCGTATTTATGGATTTAGTGGTAGTCCAGTATTTCATTTTGATGTTGCAGATATTACTGAACCAACTCAAGATGAAATTGATGCTTGGTCTAAACTTACTCCTGCTCAAAAAGTTGCTTGGTTACAAAGTAAAGCAGAAGATGGTGGTATATTTAGTAAACTTAAAGTTGACCTTCAAGATAATTATCGCGTTGGTAATAAAGAATGTGCTGCTCAATCTATTCGTTTTAATGATGATAATGTAGATACTGAAACTGCTTACAATCTTTTTGAAACTGCTACTAAGAGCCAGAATCCTCTTGTTAAACTTGCAGCTATAGACCTTATTAAATATGCGTTTGTAGTTGAAGGTTTCAAGATACGTCGTAATGGTGTTAATAAAATTATTAAGAATAGTACTCTTCGTGATAATACTTTGTTTACTAATCAAGATGGAGAACCTACTAGTCTTCTTAGTCAAATTGATGCTAATTTTAAGAATATTACTTATGACGATTATCGTGATGATTATTTAAGAAGTCATTCTGATAATGGTATGGTTCCAAAGAGAACTGTAAAGAAGAAAAGAATAGGTAAAATCTGGGTTAATGAGCTTAGTGCTCCTGATGGAGTTATAACTCTTAATGTTCCTTCTCATTTAGACGATATTACAGAAGCAGATATTAATGATGAATTTGCTGCTACTAGAACTATTGCAGAAGAGACGGAAATCCGCCCCGTAGAAGATGTGGTAGATAATAAACCTCAAGCTGTTCAAGATAAGACTACTGCTCCTGATGATACTAAACTTGCTGTTAAGTATGGTATTTATAATGTTTGGACTGATAGAGTTAATCCTTATGTAAAACTTACTTTTAAGAATCGTGGTGTTAATACTACGAATCTTTATAAGACTGTTCGTCATGGCGATATAATATTTGCTTATCCTGTTAGTATGCTTGAAGAAAACGAACATGGTATTGTTTCTATTAATCAAGCTAATAATACTTTTTATAGTGAGATGTATTATAGAACTATTATTGATAATAAACTTCAAGGTAATCAACTTACTAAAGAGGAAGCAGATAAACTTCGTAAAGAATACGTTAATGAACAAGCTATTTCTTCTAAAGGTAGAGTTAATACTGGTTTTGATATTAATAAAGATAGAACTACTGGTGATATAGGTGGTGCTCGTGATGCTTATAGTAAAATTATTAATCTTATTAAGAATGATGCTAAAGGTATTCAAATTATAAACAATAGGTATCTTTATAATCGTGTTAGTGAAGGATTTAGTAATTTCCAAATTATTCATGATGTAATTGATGGTAATGAAGTTACTAAGAAAATTGCTTTTGCTAAAGAAACAAAAGTAATATTTGATTCTGAAGGTAAAGTAATTCCTTATCCTGTTAAAGTTATTCAGATTATTCCTTCTACTAACGATAAAGAAAGTACATCTGTTGAATATAATTTTGACATGTTTACTGATATTAATCGTAGAGCGCATGAAGGTGATGTCAATGCTTATCGTGAAGTTCAGTTTATGAATAATAACGGTTTCGAGAATGTTAGTACTGATTATACAAATATGTCTCCTAAACTTTATGAAGCTATTGATAGATTCACTAGTGCTACAGCTAAGAAACTTATCGGTGATGCTGACCAGTTCTATAAAAAAGAAGATGGAACTTATGCTTCTATATTTGCTCCTGAAACTATAGAAATGATTCGTAATAATTCTAGTGAGCAAAGACGTTTTCAAAAGTTACTTCTTGATACAGATAGTCTTATTAATAAATATGGTACTATATTTGATGTTGTAGTTGATGAAAATGAGAATCCTGAAGTAATTGATTTCATTAATCATATTAAGAAAACTATTGGAAATTTACGCAATAAACTTAATCTTAGTACTCTTAATGAAAGATTTGCTAGAGAAGTTGTTGCTAAATGGTCTAATGACCCTAATATTCAAAATGGTTTAATTGATATTTGTAATGGTTATCATGCTGTTACTTGGTGCGATGCTTGGATTGGGGATTTACAAGATACTGGTAATAGTCTTATTCAAAATATTAGCAAACATATAGTTGATGATATTAGTGCTAAAGATATGCAAGCTGCTAAAGATGCTCGTGAGTTTGAAAAAGCTATTAAAGCTCTCGGTCATATAGATTGGGACAAACTTGTTGATAAGAACGGTAAACTTATTAGAGATTATACTGACAAATTTGTTAAAGATTTAGATGTTCTTAGAAATAAAGTAAATGAAGCCCGTAAAGATGTCATTAATAATCCTATGGCTTATCTTAAAGCTAAGCATGAATATGATGCTTTTAAGATTGCACATCTTAATCAACAATTTAAGGATGAGTATTATAAAGCTATGTACGATAATGATGATTATATGCTTAATATTGCTCCTACTATTTTTGCTGAATATACAAAACTTAGAGAGCAAATTAGAAATATCAATCGTCTTCGTATTAATGGTGTTCTTAGTCCTGAGAATGAAGAAGAATATCGTAAACTTAGAAGAAGTATTAATCAACTTGAGTCTACAATAAACTTTGATGGTGGTACTGAGAAACCTATTTATGATGAAACTAATCCTATTCCAGGTACTGAAGGTTTCGATGAAGAAGGTAAACCTATTATTGTAGATAAAGCTGAATATGATGAAGCTGTATTAAATTCTCAAGGAGCTGCTATAAAACTTAATCAATATCTCAAACGCAAACGTGATATTAATGAAGAATATAATGATACTCAAGTTAAAGATAGTTTTGAAGAAGAACTTGATAAGAGACTTGATATTATTAAGCGAGCTGAGAAACGTGATGCTTTTGGTAATAAACAAGTTTCTGATGAAGTTCTTGCTAATGATGAGAAGTATCAAAGGGCTAAAGAATGGCTTGAGCAAAATGCTACTTGGCATGTAGACCCTGAAGTTAGTGATGAAATTGCTGTAGCTTATGGTATTCTTTCTAAAGGTAAAGCGCAGAAGAATAATCAAATAACTTATAAGGCTAAACTTATCAAAATTAAACTTGCTAATGGTGAGAAAGTTTATGATAGTAAAAGTCGTATTCGTGGCGATATATTTACCGAAGAAGAACAAGAAGCTATAAGAAAAGATGAAGCTGGTCGTTATAATAATACTATTTATTCTGCTGGTAATGAGCAAATATTAATTAATAATGCTCCTGAACAAAAGCAAGCTCTTCCTGCTGTAGTGCAAAGAATGCTCACTTATAATAGCAAAGAAGGTAAAGCTAACGTTGAGTATCTTAAATTAGTTAATGAAATCAATGAAATTCTTCGTCCTTATTATGATACTACTAAGAAAGAAGTTAATATTATTACTGATAGACATCAAATTAGTATTGAAGAACTTCATAAACTTGCTGATTTATATGAGAAACTTCGTAATACAAAGAAGACTATAGTTAACGAAAATATACCTGGTAATGGTTTTACTGTTGGTAGTTTTATTCGTAAATTTATGCATACTGAATATAGTCCTAAGTTTGATATTGAATACAGTAAAGCTAAAACTATTGGTGGTGAATATCTTAAGGCTTGGGAAGATGCCAATATGGAATATGATTTTGAATATGACGAAAAAGGTCATATTGTTAAAGATTCAGATGGTAATTATGTATATGATAAATCAGTTCGTCTTCCTAATCGTTTCCTTTATGGTACTCTTACTCTTAAAGACGAGTTCTATACTGATATGAAGAATCAGAAAGTAGCTAAAGATTTGCGTAAAGAAGCAGAGATTAAAACTAAAGCTCTTGCTACTATTAACGAATATCTTGAAACTACTACAACTCCTTATTATAGCGATGCTATGGCTGAGGCTAGAGCTAAAGGTAAAGAAGAGTTTGACAAGTGGTTTACTCGTAATCACGTATGGAATGTTTATACTCATAAGTTTGACCCAATAGGTATTTGGCAAAAGACTAGTATTAAACCTAATTATGCTAATGGTACTTGGGCTGCTAATTATAATCAGTTAGACATTATTCCTAAAGAAGAATATCGTAATCCTGATTATAAAGAGAATACTACTCAAGCTGAAAACTTTAAACGTGGTATAGACGATGAAAAATATATTAATAATGTAACTCTTAGTGACAATGAAAAACAAGCTAAGAAACTTATTGAAACAACATTAGATAAGATTGTTAGAGATAAAGCTAGTCGTCGTATTATTAGTCAAGGTTTTATTCCTATTACTGCAAAAGAAGCTGACCATGACTTTAAATGGTTTGGTAAACAAATAGCTGAATTTGCTGGTTGGAATGCTAATATTAGCTCTGTTGGTAAGAATAGTCTTCATGCTAATATGAATTATTCTACTGATAAAACTCCAGTACTTCCTATGATTGGTAAAGAATTTACTAATAAAAATAGTGAAGACATTGATAAAATTAAAGCTGCTGAACCAAAGAGAGACCAATATACTACTGATGAAGAATATAATAAAGCTATGACTGAACATAAAGCTAGACTTGATGCTGCTGAAAAGAATAATAAAGCAATACATCAATCTCTTGTTAATAGAGATTTTGTTTCTAGTATTAGTCAGTTTATTAGACTTGCTGGTCATCAAAATGCTGTTCAAGATAATAAATATCTCTTCTATTATGGTCAAAATATGATTAAAGCTACTCCTGTACTTGATGATAATATAGGCTTTAGTAATCTAAGAAAAGATATTAATAGAAGTACTACTGATGTTACTCGTTATGCTGAAAAAGCTTATGATGAAAGACTTTATGGTCAGTTTACTAATTGGGGTAATAGACTTATCTATGATAGATATAAACTTCCTAATAATAAAATTACCAAAGCTGCTAATATTGCACAAAGTCTTACTAGTGCTAAATTTATGATGTTAAATATTACTGGTGGTATTGGTAATGTTACTGTTGGTCGTAGTGGTATTTTTGCTGAACATATAGCTAAAGCTTATTTTAGTACTTCTGCTTGGAATAAAGCTAAAACTATGTGGTATGGTGCTTCTTTATCTTTCCTAAGAGGAATGACTAGAGAAGATAGTACTAGTCTTGCTGATGCTATTGTTAAGTTTATGAATGTAGTAGATTTCGATGAAGTACTTGGTAGACCTACTGGTAATTTTAAAGCTAGTGATGCTATTGATCGTCTTAGAAACCTTATGTATTCTCCTAATGCTATGGGTGAACATCACATGCAGAATAGTGCTATGTTTGCTATGATGTTTGAAAATAGAATTGTTCCTGTAGATGATTATCGAAATAAAGGTAGACTTCCTTATCAAGCTATGACTTGGTCTCAATATAAAGTTGCTTCTCATGAAGAAGCTATGAGACAACTTATTGCTGGTACTCCTCTTGCTGCTCAATTTGAGAAATTTGTAAATGATATAAAGTCCGACCCAAATCAACTTAAAGAATATGCTAGAGGAAGAAGAGATTTAGCTAATGAGTTTAAGAACCTTTTCCTTAATAATAAACAAAATAAAGAGTTTGTTACTAAACGTAAGGAACTTGAAGCTAAAGCTAAGAAACAATTTGAAACTAATCCTACTCTTATGGAACAGCTCGATTTAGTTGATGGTAAACTAGGTTTTAAAGATGGTTCTCTTATGGAACAACTTTCTAAACAAAGTACTAATGGAGAAATAAATGATGCTTATGCTCTTCTTGGAGAGTTCAAAGGTAAAGTTATTGCTGTTAATAAAGAAATACATGGTGTATATGATAGACTTGGTGCTGCTCAACTTGAAAAATATTGGTGGGGTAGTCTTGTTATGCAATATCATAAACATATATATCCAGGTATTCTTAAACATTGGAGAAGAAAAGGTTATTTCAATGAACAAACAGGCGATAGTCGTGTAGGCTGTGGTCCTGCTCTTATGGATTTCCTTACAATGCCTATTCGTCAATATAACGAAAGACATAAACTTTTAGATGATAAACAGCTTGAAGCACTTGAAGGTACTCAAAATCTTTTTGCTGCTTATGTAAACTTTGCTGAGAATATTAGAGTTAATTGGGAAGCATTACCTGAATATCAAAAAGCTGCTATTCGTAGAACAGCAGGTGATGTATTTGGTACTTTATCTTCTATTATGATTGCTATTGGTACTAATGTAGCTTGGGATGATAAGGATAAAAATAAAATGTTTCTTCCTAATCTTATGCTTTATAGTGCAGACCAACTTGCAACTGAAAGTATGATGTATAATCCAATATTCCTTCCAAACAATGCTAAACAACTTTGGAGTTCTCCTATTGCAATGATGAATATGCCTAATGATATTATCAATAGTCTTAATCTTTTAGCAAATGCTATGTTTGATGATGATTTTGATTATAATTATACTACTGGTCGTTACAAAGGTGAGAATAAATTTAAAGTTAAACTCATGAGACAAGTTCCTATTTATAGAGCTTATAATAATCTTGCTACTCTTGATAAGAGTAATAGATATTATCATTATGGTCAAAATATACTTGGATTTATTCCTACATCATTTGATAAATAAACCGCCCCGTAAAAGAGTTGGTAATGTAAATTCTACTAATAAGAATTAAATAAGACCTTTATCTGTTGAAGATATTAATATTAATAGTATCTTTGCAATAGATAAAGGTTTTCTTATTTTGCCATGAAATTACTACAGATGTATGCGAAACTTTATTGCTCTATGGTGTAATGGTAGCACTACAGTTTTTGGTTCTGTCAGTGGTGGTTCGAATCCGCCTGGAGTAACAAATGCTATAAGTGTTAAACTACTTGCTAAAAAAATAAATGGTTATAGATTTTTAAATGTTGTTTAAGGTGATATTTATTAAGTTCATGAGCTAGATAGTCGTGATGACTGTCTAGCTCTTTTTCGTTTAATGTGTCGTAGTGTGTCGCTACTAATGAATAAAAAAAAAGAGTAACTCATCCTCACGGACAAACTACTCATAGTGAAACAAAACCGATGCAGCCGCTGCTGCTAATGTTAAATTATTAATTCTTATAACACGGAATGCAAATATCAAAAACATAAGTAATATTTTAATTTCTTTCATAAGCGGTCAAATAATTAAAGTAGTACGATTAATCGACATTAATATGTAAGTTGCTTAGAAATCATTTATTATGTAATTGTGGGAGTTTCCCACTAAGTTTGGTATAGATTAAACTCGTATGCCTGAAGCTGAAATAAGACTGTCAAGTAAGAATGGTTATTAAATAAATTACACTTTAAATGACTTCTAAGCTACTTTGATGTTACGGCTGAATAATTATTCAGGAGATTAGAATCACTCTCGTACAGAGGATTTCAAAATGTAGGATGTGCCATATAGCTCAACTTATTTAAAAGGAGCTTTAATTATATTACCATTATCATCAAGATAAATAACACTATCTGTGTCATATCCATCATTTGTAGAATCAATATCATTGATTTCATAGAAATCATCATTAATTCCACAACTATCTATACTTACAGGTTTATTATTAGAAACTTTATTATAACTACAAGCACCAAGTCCGGCAGCTATAATAGCAAGTATAAGTATGGCTATATTCTTATGTTTATTATAATTTGGATTCATAATAATTTTAAATTAAAAACTGCTAGTACTTTCACAAGCACTAGCAGTAACACTGGGAGAAAAATTTTCAGTATTTATTTTAAATACAAATCTATATACCTCTGTATACAGTTTACATGAGTACTTCCAACAAATTTAAATGTTACTTCATCATCTTTAAGAAATATTGTAGTAGGATAATCATAAGCTTTATACTTATGAATAAGTCTTTTAGGAAGCTCTGCAAAATCTTTAATTTCAAGAGCTATTTCTTTAGATGATTTAGCAATAACTGTTTGAATGTTATTTATCGCTATAGAACAACCAAGACAATTCTTAGTCGTTATTATCAGGATTTTTCTTTTCATTTATCTTAGCTACTTTTTCATAATAAGAACCATCAGGAGTAAAATGAACTCCTTCATTGTTAAGAATAGTCTCATAAGTCTTTGCTGTATTCTTCAAATCTCTGAGAAGCAAAGCAAGATTAGCAAAACTTACTTTACTAACTTTATCACTATTCTTAGCATTCTCAATAAACTTAGTTACATTGTTAACTTCGATAGCAGTATGTGCATGCTGCTTAATCATTTCTGATACCCACTTTTTCATATTGTTTACTATTTAAATTATTAATTATTTCTTTGCAGTAGAACCAAATCCACTATCACCTCTATCAGTTATGCCAAGGTCTTCAAGATTCTCAACTGTTTCAAAACACATTTGACGATGATGAGGAACTTCAAATTGACCAATAACATCACCAATTTCGATTGGTGTAGGATTATCTACAATAGGTCTAAAAACAATGAAAAATTCACCTCTATAACTTTCATCCAAAGTCATTGGAGCATTAGCTACAACATAACCCATTTTAGTAATTCTACTATTAGGACGACAAGTAAGAGAATCTCTATGTTCAAGAGCTACATGAATACCTGTTCCACATTTAATACGTCCATCATCTGTTTTCTCGATAGAAGTACAAACTACATCACAACAAGCATCAGTAGCGTGACCACCAAAACCATCTTCTTTAGAATTAGCTACATAATGAGCATACTCTGGAATTTGTGCTTTAACTTTAGGGTCAAGCCAAATCTTAACTGGAACAAAATCAATAGCTGTACGAAGAGCTTCTTTAAGTTCTTTTTCAGCTAACTCTCTGTTGTCAGGAGTGTCTTTAAAAGCATTTGCATAATTAATCATTGCATATGCTATACGATTACTTAATTGACTCATAATTTAATTATCTTTTGTTTTACGTTGTTGTTCAATATCTTTCTTTAGTTTATGTAAATTACCATTATAAATATAATTATGATTTACAGTAAATTGATTTTTACTAACACCATCAGGAACATCTATATAATCTTTAGTTCTCCTAATGACATTCATTTCTATAAGTTCTTTTATACCTTTACTTATGTTACCTTTATCATTATTATATTCTTTAGCTATAATTGTAGGACTAAGAATAATACTATTACAGTCATACTTTAAATGCTCCTCAATGTAACTAAATACTTGAGCAGCAGCAAGACTATGTTTTCTCATTTCTAGTACTATACCTTTACGAAGTTTAATCATTTCCTTATTATAACTAATAGCTGTAATATAAGGATTGTTAGAATTGTCTTTACTTATGTGATTATTATCAGTATCTATAGTATTTATATCAAATCCAACATCACATATATCTTTAGCATAATTTCTATATAATTTATCCATATCACTATTATCATTATCGTTACACGCCTGCAAATATACATAAAAAAAAGTTGTAAGCTCATACAACTTTTGAATAAATTGTTGTAGTCGTTTACAACTTTTGTTGTGTAACGATTTGATAATCAACTACTTACAAGCTCTAATATAATATATATATTAATGCTTGCTTTCATTTGCAGCACAAAGATAAGCATTATCATCAGTATTACTACTAATAATAAGTAGTTTAACGATAGTTTAACCACTAACATCTTCTACGGGGCGGCTTTAGCTGCTTCTAGTATTCTAACATTAGTAGTTGCTCTATCCTCCCCGTAAAGAAGTGTATCAAAAGTTATATAGCATCATTCCTAGTGATGCTACCCAATCTTTAGCATCATCTTTATTATCAAATACTAATTCTTCAGGAACATTAGGAACACCTTTATTTTTGTCAATCATAATAGTGTAATTTACAATACTTTGATTATTATCAGCATAACTATTAACTGAACTAATATTACCAACAAAGAATTGACCGCTAATATGATTAAAAGCTAGTACCTCATCACCAACTTTGTAATGAGGTACTTTAAATTGATTTTCTTTTCTATTAAAATTAACTTGCATAAGCTACAACAGCATTAAGTGCTTTATTCATATTATTATTAGCACTACCCCAAATAAGACTATTCATACGTTTCTCACCTTCAAGATTAGCAACGTTACAATAGAAACCAGTTACAGCATTATATGCACCCCAAGCAGTACCGCAAATATCTTTCTGACCGATACCATCATTGTAGTAATCCATCATATTATAAAGTTGATTAGCTTTACGAGAAGATATTTCAACTGTTTCAAGAAGTCTATAATCACGAGCAACAAGTCTAGCATAACCTTTATTAGGGTCGTACTGATTAATTCGTTCAATCTCAGCAGGAGTAAGTTGTAATTCACAAAGATACTTATAAACTTCTTCATCGCTCATCTTAATAGTAGTAAGATGACGATAAAGTTCTTGAGCATCTAAAGCATGAGAACAAGCAACTTTAAGTACTTGATCACCAAGTTCAAGTTTCTCTTTTATAGACTTAGTATGTCTAAGTCTAATATGACAAGAAGCTTTATCCAAAGCACCATTAAGCATATTAGTACATATAACACGAACAGGAGTAATCATAATATCTACAGATGAACCACCATCATGTCCATTACTAAACACAAGATAATTATCTATAACATCATCTTTACTTACAGAAGTTTGTATTGGAAGTTTAGCACTAACATATACTTTCTCTCCCATATTAAGACAAGCAGCTTTATCCCAAATTGCTTTACCTTCACCAATAGCATTATTAAAGAAGTTGAAAGCATCCATATTTTGAACAACTTCATACTTATCTTTAACTATACCTAAAGGATAATTGCAGTCTGTACGATATGTAGCATAAGCATTAGCACATTCACGATAAATATTACCATCATGCACAAAAGCATCTTCGCCTAAATCATTATTACTGCCTATTCTAAAAGGCATTTTACTTACAAGTTCACACTTTTGAACAGACCAATCAAGACCTGCTTCTTTCATTACTTCTTGTGCAGTTGTACAACCTGAAACGTCTTTACCCATAGCCCAAGGAAGACCACCACGATTAAATTTACTCATAACTCAGCGTTAATTAAATTGTTAAACATTAAATTAAAATATTAACCAACAGTAGGAAGAGAATTACCATCTTCATCTGTATATGTTTTATCTTCACCTTTATAGTCAGGATTTAAATCCTTAATGTTCCATGTATCACGTAATACATTCTGAACAAGAATTTCTACGCTAACTATATATTTCTTTAGTTCTTCTCCATTATATTTAATATATGAAGCACTACTTGTAGCATCAGATAAATCTTCTGCTAAAATATTGATATTAAGAAAAGTATTAGCTTTTACTTTAATATTTGTTTTAATAAGACTTTATATTTATACAACCTAAAGTAGAATCATAATTCACACTATTAGCATATAAATCATCAATCATAACTTGACAGTCTCCATTATTTTCTTGAAGACTGTCAAGTTTTTGTATTAATTCTGAAACTCTCATGTTATTTAATAGTTAAATTATCGTTTTCAACAACTTCGGCAATATTGGAAACACAACCATCATCTTTAATTTTAACTTTCATAAGTTTCTTATCAATACTAGGTTTAAATTTCCAACCGTCACGATTAACAGCTCCGATATTAGTCATAAGCTGATAACCATCACCTTTGAGAAGGTCTGTAAGTTTAACTGGAACAGTAACCTCAATGTTAACATCATCGAGGTCTTCTATTTCAATTTCACTACATTCATAATTACCAGAATCTTTAGCTGTATTAACAATAGCATCAAGTAATGCTTGTTCATCTACAGAAGAATTTTGATTAAGAGTACCGGTATATATACCATTAGCAAAAGTTACTTTAAGCATATCATTAATAGCTTCGAGTTTCTTATTATTAACTTCAATAGTTTCACTTTTACGAATAGTTACTTTACCAGTACCCCAATCAATCCACTTCTTACCTTTCTTATCTTCTGTACCATATTTCTTAATAGCAAAGAGAACAAGATTAGTAAGACCTTTAATTGTATTCTCTTTAGACTTCTTGAGTTTAGCAAGTCTATCAGTCTCAGACTTAATAGCAAGAATATCAGCATTCAAATTATTAATAAAGTTAGTTATATTCTTAACTTTATTAGTCATTTCTTGACCATTAATTTCAAGCTTTTCTTCCATTTCTGGAGTTATTTCACCACCTGCTTCTTCAATCTCATCATAAAGAGAATATAATTCTTTATCAATATCAAAAATACTTTTTCCCATATTATTTATTATTATTTACATAAACATATTCTCTATCGAGAAATCTACTATCACTACTTACAAATGTAGAATTAATCTTTCCACATTCTGTACAACGAGAAACAATGTTGATACCGACAACAGTATCGGTATCAACATCTTTAACTTCTACTTCTTTAATAACTTCATATTTATGAAGTCCAATAAAACATTTTGCCATATTACTTAATTGATAAGTTTATATCTACATTATGAGTGGCTTTATTTAGTTCAGAACAGTAATTACGACTTACACTAACACGAACCTCAATTTCAGGATTTGCTACTTCAAAATCATTAATCACTGCAAGAATACTTTTCTTTAAATTCTCTGCACGTTCTTTTACTTCTTTAATAGTCTTTTCCATAATCTTATAAATTTAAATGAGTTTCTACATTATTTACTACACACAAAGGACATTCCTCAGTTAGCATATACTTAACTTCATCAGAATTGTAGCCATTACTAAGTAACCACATTTCTGCTATTGTATTAGCATCAGTATTATTAGTATCTAAATCAAAGTCAGTTATATCAGCAACTTCAATTTGTCCATATTATAATTTAATATACTTATCCACATGTTGTAGAATTTATTAAGTTATTAACTTTATCAGCAAGCTCTTTAGCCATAGGATGAGGAACTCCACTAACACCATTAGAACGTAAATCAATATAATGCTCCCAATCATCAACAAAAGCAGTATGAACTACTTGAGTTTTAGTATTAAGAGGAAGAATTTCTCTAGCTTGTTGTGCAGTCCAACCAAGTTCACGAGTTTTACGATAAACTAAATCACAAATTTGAAGACCATATAAGAACCAATCTACAGCAGTCCAATTATTTGTATATTGTTCTTCAATTACATTATTATCAAAGACTTCATTATCGTTAAAGAAACCTTCATTATAATCATGACCTTCATCAGTAGGGTCAACATCTGGAATCCAAGGAAGTTTAGCAACAGTTATTCCATTACCAAATTTACCTTTATCATAAGCACAATATCTAGTACTTTCTTCACTGACGCTATTAACTCTATGACGATTAAGTTCACGACTAGCACCAATATCTGTTATAAAACAAACAGTAGTTCTTGGCATATAGTAAGGACAATTAGGAGTTCTATCTATAAACTCAAAACTATCAATAGCGTAATTTTCTATTATTACTCTAAGATTTGTAGTAACATAAAGATAACCATCATGCTTATTAGTTCTACTATATTTATTATGTTTATATACACCTTCCCACATAGCAGCAGCTATAGGTATGAAAGTAGGAAGTTTAAGATGAACTGTAGCATGTTCACAACAACTCAAATGGAGACTTGTCAAATCTACATCACCATAAGCATTTTGAGCAAGTATTCGTTCAAATCGGGTCTTAGGATTTATTTTACTATATCCAAAGAAATCATTTCCTTTGAAAATAGTTCTAAGAAGAAAATCATAAGCATCTTCATCTTTATTTTTAGGAGTACTTTGATAGCAAACACGAGCACATCTAGCTATATGTTTAAAAATACTCTCTAAGTCATAACCATCTTGTTTCCAAACTTCAACACTAGGATTTACAACTTTAATCATAATTATTTATTTGTTTTATGTTTAACAAAATCTTTTCCATTCTCATAATCTTCATAAGTCATAGCGATTACATTTTCTTTATGTTCGCTAGTAACAGGAATTTCTTTATTATCAGCAGACAAATTATATACATATCCATCTTTGTCTTTACAAAGATTTTCAAAACCATAAGCAGCTATAATTTCATTAGTTACAATTCTCTTACTAGTTTCTTCGACAAGAATAAGTTTATCTGTTTTAACAAGATTAGAAATATCAATGAAAACTGTCTCTACCCGCCCCGTAGAAGGTATGGTAGGTATGGTAGGTTCATATCCATTATCACTAGCTTGCCAAGCTAATAACATGTTACAATAATTAGCTAAATCTTGAATAGTATCAAACATACTTTCATCTTCAACATTAGGATTACTGTAACCTTGAAAATCATCTTCAATAAGATGAATCAGACGATTAGCTTTATCATACATTCTAGCTAGACCATATCTATAGCCTAGTTTATCACAACCTTTATTGAAAGCATTACCATAATCAGCATTCTTCTTAGCCATAAGACTAAGCATTTTGTTTTGTTGGTCACGTAATGCAACAACTTCAGGAGTTACAAGATGCTCTGGAACTACAGGTCCAAGCACCGCTTTCCAATACTTTAAATCACTTTCTGTCATAATTGTTATTTTATATAAATAGGATTTGTTATAAGACCTTTATCTAAACACCATTTAAAAGCAGTTCTAATAACTCGTTCAGGAGTAATACCGTTAATACAATAAAGAGAATCTCCTTCTTCACCTATCCAATCAATTATATATTGAGAGTCAAATTTATAAAGATGAGGAATATATCCACAATCTTCTTCACATGCTATAAAATTATTAGCTTTTTCTTTTATTGTAATACATGGAAGTTGAACAAATAATAGAAAATTATCAGCAGCTTCAAAATCAGTTTTTAATTGAATATGAAGTCTTCCTACAGCATCTCCTACAACATCTGTTATAGGGAATATTTCTCTTTCTAGTAATTCATTAGGAATTTCATGAGCCATTCCTTCATAAATACTAATTGAATAATGAGAATCTTTTGGGTCTGTTTCTTCAAGTACAACTAAAGCGTTATGAGAAACAGCCGTATCAATAACATTTTTTAATTTCATAATTGTTATTTTATTAAGTTAAATATCTATTGTTCCTACAGCTTCTATAGTTCTTCCACTAGGTAAATGAATCAAATGATTCTCCATACATTCAGCAGTAGTTCTATCTAGAGGAAAACTAAGTCTATCTTGCAGATTATAATATCTAGCAAAATCTTTAATATCATCAAACCAAAGAGTATGACAACCTATTCTAAACATCCATTCTTTATAAGTATTTTCACAAGGATTTTCATAATGATTAATATCAGTAAATTTGCCAACATAACTAGCTCTTGAAACACAGAATGAACCAATTTTAAACTCGTTATATTTAAATTGAAATTCAGTTTTACCACTAATAATATAATCAACATATAATTGATTAAATATATTAATAGCAGTTTCAAGAGGAACTAAAGCACCTTTACTAGTTTCAACCCAATTAGGTTTATCTGGTCTAATTCTAAGTTGAATATTAGGAAATATAGTATGATATAATACACTATCCATGGCTTTAATTCCTCTAGTATCAGGATTTGCATAATATCTAGTATAATGAATTTCTTTTTTTGTACCTCCTTTTCGCCATTCATCAATAGTTTGATTAGCTTTAGCTAAAGCTTCTTTATAATTCTTTTCAGTTTTAACTTTATATTCAGCTTCTCTTTTACGAAAAGATTCTTCCTCAGCTTTATCTTTAGCTTCTACTTCTGTAACATATTCATCAGACCATTTCTTATTAAGCTCTGCCCAATTAGTTTCTTTATGAAGACAAAACTTTGTATAGAACTTACATTTTCTAATATGTTCTTTTTGTTCATCAGTAAACAAAGCATCATTAAGAATAGTATTAATAGAAGGAAAGTCAACTTTGTAATTATTAATATAGAATACTTTATTTGATAGAGGTTTACATCTAGGAATAAACTTATATTTATCTACAAAAGCTTTAATAGCTATAAAATATTTATTTCTATTATCTTCAATATATTTATTGTAAGGAATACGTTTATTTATAGAATTAAGTACTTTATATTCATTATAAAACGTTTCAAGATACTTTTTAATAAGATACGTCATGTGCATCTTAATAAGCATTTTCTTATTCTTTGGTTCAGTTATATCATAAAGAGGAATATCTTCATCGGTCTTATAAATAGTATAACCTACTGGAAGACCATCTTTAATACTCCAAGAATAATCAGTTCCTTCTTTAATTACAGCTATTTTACATTCACGATTAATAACAGCCATACAAGCACCTTTAAGTCCTCCACACCATTCTTCTTTATCCCAATTCTCTTTAATGTAATCAGGAGTAAGTTTTGTTCCTAGTGATTTTCCTCTATGGAAGAAATAACCATAACCAAAACAATAATAATGAAGTTTACCATCATACCAACCAGGTTCATCACGATGAATACCTTCATGAATACCGGCATCTTTAGTAAACGCATGTTTAACTTTTTTATTAGGTTCAGCACCTATTTTACTTTTAGTCATAATTTTACTTTTTAAATGTTCTACAATAAGTACATCATTTTACATTGCACGATTACTAATAGCACAATAAAGAAATATTAAAGCTCCTATTATTACATAAGGTACAATAAGTACTAAACAACCAAACCAACCACTATTGTAATCTTCATTAGTCATATTATTAAATTATTTAATATTTTAATTTTGTTTTTAACGAACGAAATTTAGTTATGTGAATAACTAATAAGCAAGCATAATAAAGCCGCTCACGCACGAAGTAAAGTGGAAATCTACCACATCTTCTACGGGGCGGCTCTAGCAATTTAATGTTATATGTTCAACTGATACACTTCACCATCAGGTTGAGCATCAATAAGTTTAACTTCAACATTAGTATCTTCAACTATAGAATTAAGAATAGAATCTTCAATAACTTCTTTAGGAATAGAAAATTTTAATCTACTATAATTATCTTTATTAGCTATAGTAAATGTACCATCAGTATTATTCATACTAACAGCTAGAAAATAATCATTTCGTTTAATACTTTCGTTCCATCGTTGCAAGAACTTATAGAACATTCTAAACTTTATTTCTCGACTATATAATCTTTTAAACTTTAGTGAATACCAAGTTTTATGTTTATCTAGTTTTTCTGTTACGTTATCATAAGCGTTTAAATTCATAGTTTAATTATTAATATTTATAACCTTAGCATGGAAAGGTAAATCATTGACACCACTACGCTCTCGAAAGGCTACTGTAGCATATTTACCAATATACTCTTCTTTATGTTTAAGAATATATTCTTGACGACTATGGTCAAAGTTTCCAGTACATTCAAATTCTTTATCGTTAATGTCATTACGAAGAACAAACTTACAAAGATTAGTTCTTACTCCTTCAGGAACAACATCAATAATCTTAAACTTAGCATCATCAACTCGTTTATATTTGAGCATAGCTAAATTACGAGCACCAAATTGATAAGCAGCACTAGTATCTCTAATAATAAGACCTTCAAAACCTAGATTAATAAACTTATCTCTAAATCTTGTAGCATCATAAATATTATTGATATTAATATCAGGTAATAATACAAGTTTACTCTTATTGTTAAGATGCTGTTCATAAGTATCAAAAGTATAACATAGTCTACTTATGTTATCAATCTTAAACTTACGTCTAGCTTCATAACTCATATTATCAATAGCAATATCATAACACCAATACTGAAGAAGTAGATGTTGAGGAAGCTTTTCATTCTTAACAAAACTATTAATATCATTTACTTTATAACCAGGAATATAAAGTTCACCATCAAGGCAAGCTCCTTCTTCAATCATAGCATCAAGCAAATCATCTTTAATAGCTGGAAGAATTACTTTATCCATCCAAGTAAGTTTAGGAGTCCAATCAGTACCTTCTCTAGAACGATAAGTAAGTCTAACAGGATTAAACATATCATTAGTTTCTTCAGCACCAATAATACATCTAACACCATTAATTTTATACTGACCTAAATAACTACGTTTATCAAAAGGTTTATTATCTTTAAGTACTTTTGCAAGCATTGGAAGAACAAAGCCTTCATCAGTAGTATTATTCTTTGGGAGATAAGTATCAAGATACTTAATTAAGCTAACATAATCAGGAAAACTTTCAGGAGCATTATCTTTAAGTTCAGAAACTTCTTTATATCCCTCTTTACGTTTAGCTTTAATACGAGATTCAATCTCATTACCTTTAACTAACTTTTTAGCAACTTCTTCATCATGAATAGTAGCTCCAGCTACTAGACCATATTTCAAAGATATATTGCCATTAGGAAGTTCAGATATATCCCAAAATTGAGGTTCACCTTTTGCGTTTCTTTTATATAGTCTCATATATTAATTTTAAGTTTACTAATAAGTTTAGCTCTAGCTTGAGCATTTAATTGAGAAGCAGTTGGAGCTTTTTCTTTCTTAGGTTTTTCAAAACCTTCAAGAGTTCCTTCTTTAACTTTCTTTCTAGTAGTACGAGTAGTCTTCTTTAAACCTTTCTTCTTATCATATACAATAGGAGGATTATCTTCTTCATATTTAAGATTACGTTTATGTAAAGCTACAAGTTTAGAAACATATTCGTCTCTTTTATTTTCATCAATCCACCCTTGTTCAAGAGCATAATTAATTCCATATAGAGTACGACTAACTTCATATTGATAAGGAGTACCAATAGTTTGCATCATTCTCATATCATCTTTAATACGAGAACAATCAAGACGAACACAAGCTTTATCAACAAATTCATCAGCACCACAAGTACTAACATCTTTAACAGCCATAGCTTGAACTTGTTTATCTATTACCATAGTATAAGCTTTTGGAAATCTTACCATTGTTTAGCTATTAATCTGAATATTACAACTTTATCTGGTTTACCTAGACGACCATGAGCATATTGAGCCATAGCACCAATATCATCAGTTTCTCTAGTTTGATACATTTTTGTAGGCGTTTTACAAGTATGAGTATCATAATCGTAATTAAGAGGAATATGAACAACATCTTTAAAAGGAATTAATTCATTTAAAGCATCATAATCTTCAGTACCATCATGAAAGTCTACTTCACCATATGAAAATATATTATCAGTATCCAAGTCAAAAGTAATACCACCTCTAGTTATAGTGATAGCTTTACCTTTATCAAGTAAAGCTTCTTCTTTATCACTTATCCAAGTCATAAGAATACGAGTTTGTGATTTAATCTTATTACCAACTTTCTCAGTATGGCAAATCACAGTCTGATAATCTTTTGAAATAGGCATCGGTATCACTTTTATCTTTTCTGTATCGGATTTCGACATATCTAATAGTTTCTTTAATAAAAGCATCTATTTCATCATTATTGAATTTATCATGTAAATCAGCAAAATCTTTGCACTCATAATTCTCAAGTCCAAATTCTCCACGAGTAATAAAAAGATAAGGAATGCCATAAGTTTCTAAAAGATAATCAGCACCATCACGTCCAGTCCTATCAAAATCTAGAAGACTAACAATCATACCTTCATTATTAAGTCTTTTCCTAAGCCAAGTATATTCATTAGCTTTAAGTCTATAATTTTCACTAGGAAGATTAATAACTCCAATATTAAGAGTTTTTCCATCCGCCCCGTAGAAGATGTGTTTGCTTAAATGACTACCTAAACTTAATCTATCTTTACTAGACTTAGTTATAATAATATAATCATAATCTTCTCTTTCTAGATTAGGAAGACCTTCAAGTACATTACAATTAGTTACAAACTTTAATTCCTTAGTTCTATCACGTAATGGAAAATATAGTTTAATAAGATATATTCCAGATTTATTACGACCAAGCATATAAGCATAACAAGGGTCACTTTTAGTATCTTTATATTTAGGAGTAGGATTAGTTACTCTATCAATATAATATTGCTCAACTGGAATAACAAAATGAGTATTAAGATAATTCAAATCTACATTTAATTTAGCCCATATAGCTTTATCTTGACGATTCCAACTACGAGGAACAATTTCAATAATAGCTTTTTTCTTACGAGCTTTAACGAGAGCATTCTTTATAGATTCGTCTATATCATAATCATTAACACGATTATCTATTTGATACGAAAACGTTCTATAAATATGACTTAGTACAAAATAAAAATCTTGTTTGTTATTTGTACTAATTGGTCTTTCATATACAATACTTAGTACGTAAGCTACTACACCATACACATCATCAAAGAAACCAGCACCACCAAAATCACGAACTTTAAGCCTACCCTTGGCATTGTATGCAATGCCCATACTACCATCAGTATCATCGTCACGAAATACAGAAGTAATAAGATGATTATGTTCAACACAATCTCTAACTATTTCTAATGGTATATCTAAGTATTTACTTACAATTTCTTCTTGACTTACTCTAGATTCTATAAAAGCTTTTGTAAGTTTACTTGTGTTAGCATTACGTTTCATATTGATAAAAAAAATAGGGGCAACAACAGTATTACTACTATCGTTACCCCTTAGAACATTAAACTTTAGTTGAGAATAAGTAAGCAAAGAGATAACTCTTCACTTATCTACTTAGAATGGAAGGTCATCTGTAACAGTTGGGTCAAATCCGGCACCAGCAGGAGCACCACCAGCAAACTCATTAACAGGAGGAATTACAGCACCACCAGTCATATTAGGCATACCAGGAATACCAGGAATACCAACAGTAGGAGTTTTATTAGTCTGCTTAGGAGTAATACTTTCCTTAACCTTATCAATAGCAAGAATAACAGGAGGAAGAATCTTTCCTTCCTTAATCTTAACTAGTTCAATAGCACCAGCACCAACAAATGAAGTAAACTGCAAATCTTTGCTTTTATCAACATCTACCCAATCACCTTTACGATTACGGGTTGCACGAAGTAACTTAATCCAACAAGAAATAGGTTTACCATTAGCATCCTTAAAGCAAGGCTTAGGTGTAGCACCATCAGCAAGATTAAATTGACCATTGAGCATAGCAGCAACATTCTCAAAGATATGACGATAACCATTAAGAACATCCTGTGCATCTACTGCATTATACTGTAAGTTACCATTCTCATCTTCAGTATAATCTTCAAATGTAAGAGTAAGAGCATCTTCCTCATCAGGAGTTAAATCACGACCTTTAAGATAAAATACATCAAGAATATGCTTTGTCCAATTAAGAAGAGCATCTACTTGCCAAGCATTCTTACCACCAGGAATAGTATCAACATTACTCTCAACTGGGAAGAAAGTCTTAGTAACATAACGACGTTCCTTAACATTTTCATGATTACTAGCAAAAGTAACTACGAGACGAGGCATCTTCAAACCGGCAAAAGAATTACCTTCTCCACTCTGAGACCACTCTACACTTACAGAATCAAGATGAGCCATAAATAAACCATTAGCTGGGCTAGCGTCTTTCTCATGAAATTTAAGACGAGCAGCAGCTACTGTGTTATTACTAATACCTCTACGATTCTTCTTTGCAGCACCATTTGCAACTGCTGCTGCTTCTTTTGTTACATCTGTCATAACTTAATTAAGTTTTAAACGTTTATATTAATTGATTAAAAAAGGGAACTGATTTTCTCAGTTCCCTATGAATAAAGCGAATGAATATCTAATGAATGAACTAATTACTCAGCAGATTCAGCAGCCTTATTAGCAGCTACACGGGCAGGCTTCTCATCAGTATACTCGCCGAGTGGATAATAGATAACATCAACAATCTTATGACCATCGTTGAACTTACCTGTCTCACCATTCTTAATATCAACAGAGAATACACGCTTCAAAGCAGTCTTATCTTCCATATCAGCTTTAAGCTGCTCCCAGTTGTTTGTATCAGAGAAGTTAAGCTTCAAACCAGTACCAACTGCATTACCGCTAGCAGCAAGCTTACAACCACTGAACGCCTGAGTCTGTGGACTCTGCATCTCATCAACTGTATAATGCTCCTTAATCTCATCATCTGTAGCATCCTCATTAAGGTTGTAAGCAGCAATGAGCTGAGCACGATTAGCAGCAATGATAGCGTCAACATTCTCATCATAGAGCTTCTTCTTCTCTTCCTTAGAAAGACGAACAGCTACAGTAGCTTCTGAACCATCCTTCTTAAACATAGGAACACCCTTAGCAATATACCAAACAGTAAGAGACTTAATACAAGCTTCTACACCCTCAGAAGTTTCAAGGTCGAAACCATTATTCTTAGCATACTCCAACAAATCGGTATTTTCCTTAGACATTACAAGTCCTTCAACATCGGCGATATTATTAGCAAACATAATGTTATCACCAGGCTGCAAACCAAGAGCCTTAGATACAGAACCTGTGATAGCGAAACCACCCTTAGTAGTAGCAACAATAAGCTGAGGCTCAGCATTAACTACACTACTCTTAACACCACTTGCAACTGCTGAAATACCGAATGATAAACCGTTAATCTTCATAACTTTAAATATTTAAATTGTTAATAAAATAATTATATAGTATAATACTATTTACACACTAAATTGTTCCTTACTCTGGAGAAACTTTATCATTAGAAATTTCTTCAATATTTACAAAGTCTTCATCATTAGGAACTGAATTGGCAAAGACTTCGGATAATTCATCGTCTGACATAACACCCATAAGAATATCACTAGCTATATCACGAGCACCATACATAAAAGCACGATGACCAATCATAATACGAGTGTATTTCTTAAAAGTATCTTTAGTAAATAAGTCAGCCGTATTAGCTTCTGTATAAGAGAAATGACCTACAGCATGAGTTTCAACTACTTTACCATATATTCTCTTAAACCTAGTAAACTTATATTCAGTAACATAATCTGTAGGAGTAGCCTGAGTTCTAATAACAGGAAACTTACCTTCTTGAGCTACTTTCATAGCTTGTGGTAGATTAATGCACTTAATACATTGTTCGTTAATTTGAAATTCATTGTATATTCTACCTTTTAAATCTTTATAATATTTAAGAGGATAAACACCAACTATTTCATTGTCTGTTTTACTTTCAGCTTCTGCTTTGGTACGACATTTAACACAATACTGTGGAAGTAGTGTCTCATCATAAACATTATTGCCATCAGTATACTTATACTGAGGTACATAATCCTTAGTAGTTTCCCAGACTATACCTGCCCTTGACAACAACGCTTTGACGATATGAACATCAACACCGGTTTTACCATTAATTACATGGATATGTTCTATACAAGTACTAAAAGGTAATCTTAAATCTTGTGCTCTCATAAGAATAGCAAGACCTTCATTTACGCTCTTAACACCGCCTTTTTCTGTAGCAATAATCTTCTTTAGAAATACTTCTGCACTAGCAAGTTGTTTCTCATCAAGAAGATTTAGAACATGAATACCAGTATTAACATCATCTTGTCTAACAATCAAACTACGATTGTTACTATTTTCATCTTTAGTATCATTCATTATTTCAAAGAGCTTATTAGTTCGTTTTCTAATTTCTGCTGCAAAGATAAGAACTTTTTCTTAATCAACAATACAATAAGCATTATTATTATCAACTTTAACATTTCTATCAAAATCGTTAATTATTATATGATTGGCTGGAACAGTCCTATCTTCTAGTTTTTTCTCCTCTAACGTACTTCTATAGAATAAGGTATATAATAGTACCTCATTACTGAAATGAACATTAGAAAGTCTATAGAAATAGCTCTCAATAGTATCACATAGCGGAGAAGTGATTATAACCAAATCAATATCAACATCTAAAGACTTATCAGGTGAAGCACCGCAAGAAATTACATTTATCTTATGACTATTCATAAGTTTCTGTGCAAGTTTCTTTTGACCAATAACACCTAGAAGTTTAGGTTGACCTTTCTTTGGACCACTCTTTATAAGAATAGGATTTCCATAATCATCTACAGCAGGAACATTATCTACTTTATTATGGCAATTAGCACAAATCCTTTTACCAAATTTATCATTAAGATAATCAGTAACAAGATTAGCAAATTCACCATACTTGTTTATAATGAGTATATTCTTGTCTAAATTATCATTGACTATATCTAAGATATAACTAAGTTTATCTTTAGAATTAGCAAGTTTAGTACTACGTTCTCTAATAATATTATAAATACTATCAGCACGTTCTTTGATAGCAGAAGGACTATATAATTTATCTATGTCTCTATTAAATTCTGAAGACATATCTAAATGATTATCCCAACCATTAGTACGAGCAATAGCATCACATATCATCATACTAGAACAATTAGTAGCACTATTTCCCAATCTAGCATACTTGATATTATCAAAGTTGCCAAATATAGCTAGAGCAGTAGAAATTTCCCTATTATAATAGGTTATTTCTTTATCTAGTTCAGTATCAGGTGTTATAGTTAAGTCTACCAAACACTCTTTTACGGGGCGGTTAGTTCTAACTTCATCAATAACATTTTGACTAAAGTTACCAATACTAGGAGCAACAGTATAGAAATCATCCATAGTTTTATTATCTAATAGTTTACTAAGAATTACTAGATTAAACTTAGACTTTTCTATCATAGCTATATGTACAAAATGAAATATACTAGGATTATAAATTATAGTCAATAAAGGACTATAATCATTAATATGTTCAGCAACATATTCAGTAGTTAAAATCCTAAGACTTCCATTATGTATTACAGTACGAAAAGAATTATTCCATACTTCATTATTCAAAGTAGTTAGATAACTTTCAATACTACTTCTATCTGCAAAATCTTTCACAATAATAACAACACTAGTCGTAGGAGACTTATTGTAAAGTTGTGGAAGAATATAAAGCAGAGGTCTTAGAGCATCAAAAGGAGCAGGTATTACAAAAGTACCTATTCCTTTATTTAATCTCCAAACATCAACAGCATTTAAATAAACTTGTTCTTCTGTCATTATTCTTCTTCATTATCAAATAAACTATTATACATACCAAAGTTCTTCTTTAATAGAGCTTTTCCACTAAGAGTTTTATTCTTTGCATTACCTTTCTGATTAGGACTTATTCCAAGCTTAATAGGATTAATAATCTTATAAGCTTCTTCATAATAATAAGCATAATCTATATTACGCTCACTAATATCTTTATCATCAAGTAAATTAAGAATTTGAACTGGCTTTCCACTAGCTAGAACACTATGTTTACCAGTAAGTTTATGCTCTTTCATAATCACAACTCCTCTAGTAGATACATAGAAACGAACATGCGGTTGACTACGAACTTCAACACGTTTTCCATCTACTACTTTTTCATAAACAACTTCAAATTGTTTACCAACATTTTGAGTTTTACAAAAATCAAGAATATCTTTATGATTACAAAGAGTTTCCATTACAGATACTCCATGAGCAAAATACTCAAATACAGCAGTAGCTACAATAGGCATATCATAACCTTTCTTAAGGTCTTTGATATACTGCTTTGGGTCAAGAGCACCTTTATACTCAAGTTTATCGTTACTTTGAATATCAAAATAGTTATTCACATTGAGACTAACAAGCATCTTATAATGTTCATCATCAGCAGACATTCTATTAGTTTCATTCCATTCCTTACAAATTTGATTATAAACATCAATTTTATCATAAGGAAGCTTTATAACGATACCATCTGTATTAGCACTAACAACATGTATTCCAGCAAGTTCAAGAGATTCACAAAGAGTCATTGTCATTAACTGACCATTAATAGTAACTCTCATTTGTGCAAGTCTATCATAAAGCCAATAATTTTCATAACCATATTTGCCATAAATAGCATTGATTACAATCTTTAATGCTTCAGCTGCAAGTTTATTATGTACACCAGGAACTACAAAACCATCTTCATCTTTAGTATGTTTACACTTAACACGTGTCTGTTTAAAGTAATCTACCATGTTTACAAACACCTTAGTATTAAGATGTTCAGGTACTACTTCATAGCTAATCATTATACTCGGATAGTAGGATGTATAATCATGATGAACATAAACATATTTATTAGTACTTTTGAGTATTACAGGCTTATCTTGAGTATGAATACCTCCAGTAGCTAGAGTATATGTTGTACCATAAAAATCTATTTCACGTACAAAACTATCTTTATTAGTTCTATATATTACAACTTTCTTCATTTCTTCAAGTAAATCTTGAAGTTGTTTAGTCTTAAACTTAATATGAGGAAATATAATACGTTTAAACGATAAAGCAGTTCGTTGAGTACGAAGATTTTTAAAAGCATCTTCTTTAAGTCCACTACGTTCAGAATAGAACTTATTAAGAAGTTTATCAGCAATGTTACTTCTAGCACTACATAGAAGATTAAGTTTAAAAGCATGACCTAGACTATATCTAAGTTTAATCTCATCAGGCTTTTGTCTAGCTATCTCACAAACAAGAAATACATCATTCTTATTATAATGAAGCATAGGCTTTATATATTTAGGCATAAGATACCTATCAAAGTCAGCAACAAACAAATGATTTAATTGTTCATTTGTCATGCCTTTATATTCATCTTTTTTCCTATATACATCACCTTCTTCATCATCTATTGGAGGTAACTTAAAATCAAGAAGATTATACCATTTAAGATTAATACTAACTTGCTTCAAACTTTTACCATATTTCTTACGTTCACCAGTATCTTTATCTACATTTACTCCAGCAGAATTAAGAGCATAAACTTTAAACAAATCAACAGTTACATAAGGTAATCTATACTTACGAATAACATTAAGTAGAGGGTCATTCCATAAAGCATCTTTATCATCTTGTAGAGATATTAGTTTATTATTCACTTCTTTAAGAAATGAACAAAGTTGTTTACTAGTATCAAAACGATTCCAATACATAAGGAAAGCTCTAGTCATCATATCATCATAAGCTTGATTATTATAGCCGAATAAATCATATCTGTCTACAGTACCATCATCTTTAGTTATAGGACGCATCTTCTCAAAGAAGTCTATCAACTCTAACATCTGTGAATCATCTGTATCAGTAACATAAAATATCCAACTCTTTACACTATCAAGTCTAGATTTAATTTCTTCAACTGTTAAAGTATCAGTTAAAGCATCTTTACAATCTGCAAATTTATCAAGATAATCTCTAACATCTACAAAAGTAAATGAAATCATATTCTCAAATACTTCTAAGTCTACAGCTAAACTATGAATCATTTGTCAATTTAATTATTTCCATTCCATTATAATTATTATCTTTACTAGCAGTAAGCCATTTAACTAGACGATTACGAAATTCATCGTATTTATTATCATCTATAAACTTAATAAAAGGAGAGTAATTTGTACTGTAAACATAAGGAGCTATATAATACAGTTTATCTTTACCTTTAGTAATGTCAAAACCAAAATTAGTAGCAGCATTACCAAGAAGCATTATCTTCTTGATATTATTAATTTTAATATCAGCAAATGTATGAAGCATACATCTATTAGCTATATATTGATTTACAGGACAACGTTCATCAAGCTTACAACGAATAAGAGGAACAATATAGGCGTCTAGTTGTTCTAGACCCCCCGTAGAAGATATGATAGTTTCCTTTACTATTTCCACATATTTACTAAAAGTCATTCCTCTATTCTTATAAGCATTATAATCAACATTAGGTACAACAATAATCATACCTGACATTGGATTACCAACACCATCAAGACATTTGCACTTAGTATTAAACATACCTAAAGCACAATTATCACACACTTTAGGAATCATAATTACTTACCATCTACGATAATAACCAAGAAAACTTCCAGGATATTTACTAATAGTCATAAGACTAGGAAAGTTACAACCATTTTAAATACGTTTACGAGCTTTAATTTTATCACTTCTTTTCATAATTAATTAATCTTTACTAGGTTCAACATAATCTTCTACTTTATCATAATGATTAACATTATAATTGTCGTAAATAGAAGCGCTAAACATGTATATATTATCACGTTTACCCCAAGTTTTATCAAGTTTACGTTTATAACCATAAACACTAACACTACCATCAACAGTAGCATCAACTTTAGCAACTTTATAATATTGACGTTTAATACCCCAAGCATTATTAGATTCAGTTACATAAACATCACCAACTTTGATTGGACAATTAGCAATAATATCAGTAGAAGCTTCTTCATAAAGAAGATTCATGCTATTCTTATAATTATTCTTTATTTCTTTCTCTTTATTAATGTAACATTGTACACGTTCTTTAAAAGAAGGACTATTACTTGTACTACACATTTTATTTAATATTTTAATTTTCAATTTGAGCGCATCAAATAATTTTCGTGATTAATTAATCGACTAAACTATTCAAATCGCTTAAAACTCAACAAAATTGTTATCTGATGAATTTGGTATCACTTCAATGTTCCATTCTGCCAGCGAAAACTCGACACTTTCGTAAACATAGTCAGGACGAACAACAACACCTTTATGATAATTATCATCAATAATAACAATAGTAGCATCTAAGAGAGTACCGATAACAGTACGACTATTATCTTTTTTGGTTAACTTTACAGTATCACCAAGGTTCAAATCATTTTCATCAAGAATACCATTAGATATAGTATCTTTAATTCTAGCTACATCTTGTTCTTTTTGTTTAAGAACTCGAACTAGTCTAACAAAGCTATTATTATCAATATCCATATCTCAAATACACTTTTTCTTTAGCTCTACTAACAGCAACATAAAGCCGCTTATTAATATCACTAGCGTCAGGATAAGGTCTACCATACTTATCATAAACAATATCCATAACATCTACCATGCTTACATTGTAAGTTGAGCCTTGAGACTTATGACTACTAATAGCAAAACCATAATCTAAATCTCTATAATAAAGGATAGAACCATCAGGTCTACCAATATTAACAAGAAGAAGACAAGATTCTTTAAACTTATAATAAGCTTTCCACTTAGCAGCACGAATATCTCTACGAGCATTTTTAGCTTGCTGAATTAAATCATTAGCAATCTTACAATACATAGACATAGTATATTTATCTCTATGGTCTATAATAAATAATGGAGAAGTAATCTGACCACCAAATACAGCTTGAAATTTAACCATGAAACCTTTAAGCTCATATTGTGGATGAGTATAGTTAGCTATCTCTTTTACAATATAATCTTCACTATTCTGAATAATCGCATCATTAAATTGGTCTACAATAGTGACATAAGAAGTAATCAAATCGTTCTTAGTAATAACAGATTTTTCACTGTCTTTAATTATACTTTCTCTAATAAATTTATTCCAATTAGAAACAGCTTTATTAGTATAAGATATAACTTTGACATAATCAGTATTATGAGTAATTGATTCGTCACTAAATTGTTTCACAACTTCTTGCTGAAATTGAGCAGAATTACAAACTACAAATCCTTTAGTCATAGTATTATCAAATTTACTACGATTACGAGATATGTAATTTAGGAAGTGAAAAGTTCCATTATAAACATCACTACGAAGAAGTTCAGTAAGAGTTCTTATAGGATTATCTTCATCTTGTCGTACAATCTGTGTAAGTCTGAAAGATGTAACACCTTTAAAAGCATAACTATCCTTTTCGTTTACGGGCGGGATTTGGGCATCATCACCACATAGTATAAGTTTAATATTAAACTTCTTCATTACCTTATCAATATGAGCAAGAAGACTACGATTAAGCATAGAACTTTCATCTACTATATATAGACGATAATCTTCAACCTTTATACGACCATAAGAAGCAAAAGTAACATTGTTAATATCAAACTTTTCAATATTATAATTAGGTTTAAAACCAAAATCAGATTGAATAGTATTAACATTACAATGAATACCTCTAATACTATTTTTAAGAACTCTACAAGCTTTATGGCTTGGAGCACTTAATCCTATTTCAGAGAATGGTATGTTACAATCTTGAAGTAAAGCTTTAAGAAGAAAAGTTTTACCAGTACCACCAGGACCAATCAAAGCACGCTTAAAATCTTTAGGATTATAAGGTTCATTAATAAACTTAATAAGTCCATTATAAGCTTTTGTTTGGTCATCAGTAAAAGTAAACTTTTTAGCTCTATTTTTATTAGGAGTATTTATAATAAATTCATCAACATTACTCATTATATATCCTCCTCATCATCTATTAAATGTTTAACATTATAATCATGACCAACTAGAGTTAAAATTCTATTGAATTTAGCATAAAGTTTACCATCAATTCTAACAATCCAACAAGAACAAATCCAGTTATGACAAAAAGGTACATAACGATTAGGGTCTGCTTTCTTGAATATTCTATCGCTTTCATTAAGAAGTAAACTAATGTATTGTCTATTCCTTTGACCAACTCTAGTGAATATACGTTCACATTTAGTTAAATCATAAGAATCTTCAGTAAAAGGAAGAGTTACTCCATCTTTACCTACATCACTTATATTAGTACCTTCGGTAAGTCTATTAATATAATCAAAGTACTTAATACGAACAGTAAAATTACCTTGTTCATCTTGAATAACTTGACCAGGAACTAGTTTAGTTAACTTCTTATTAGGAAGTACAGTTGGTGCTCTACGTTTAGTAGAAGCTTTAGGCTTAAATACAAATTTAAGCTTAGAATAATCTACATTCATTTCTTCTTGTTCATTAGTTTATGTTCTTTCTTAATCTTCTTAGCTTCTCTAGCACTTACACTAGCATCTTCAAAATTAAGATTACTAGCTTTAACTTTTTTATCACGATTAAGAATGTAACCGCAATAATGAACTAGAAAATCAATTCTACCCCACATGTGAATGCCAACTACAACATTTGTTGGAACAATGATACGATTACCATTGATTTCTGCTACTTGTGATACACACTTTAAATCCTTTCTTTCATCATGTTTCTTTGCCATTTTACAAAAAGTTTAATTAATTAATACCATTATTACTTCATCAATAAGATGATTATATTTTCTTTATATTACTAAGAGCTGCAATATATTCTAAGTCTTTATTTTCATCAAGCTCGACTTTTATCATAGGAATATATTTATAATAACGAATATATTTATAGGATTCAGTATGGAGACTTACAATAGTTCCTACTTTACCATTGACAACCATAACTCTATCTCCTACTTTGAGAGGGATATTGTTATCTTTAAAGAATTTATTTGTTAAATTTTTTAATTCTATTATTATAATCTTTACGAGCAGTTTCTGCTTCTTTAAGAAAATAAGAAACAGTTTCTTCTTTAATTTCACACATAACTTTATTATTTTATTTATTATTATTAGAAGTTCTGCTTGGTTTCGCACCATAAGCCGTATTACTACACTTAGCAGAACTTAATTACTCTAGCCTCCCCGTAGAGAAGTTAGCATATAATCATTTTCCTTTTCTAACTTATCACATACATTAAGTATGAAATTAATACTAGCATGTCTAACAGCAATTATATCTTTAATTACAGTAGTCATATCATGATTACTTAATTTCATAAGATAATATATGGTTCTAAAACCTTTTCTAGTATTAAGAGGAAAATTGTATGGAACAATATAACCTACAACTTCTTTAGTAACATCATATTCCCAACCACCATTAAAATATCTAGCAATATCCATAAGATTAGCTAAAGCAACTAATTTACTATCATTAAAAATATTTAATAGAATCACGATGTGTAACATGATTACTTTCTTTTGCTAATTTATACAGTTGTTCAATAGTTAACCATTTACTCTTAAATCTGATAATACCTTTATCTAAATCACTATGTTCTTTATCAATCACATAACCTTTAGGTAAATCAAATTCTACAGGTCTTAATTGAATAGGATTATTATCTATCGATAAATGTAAAACCCTATAGTATTCATCTTTAGAATCATCTTTAGGAATTTCTTTAAATACTACAGATGTACCATCAGTTCTATCAATAGCAGAACATTTACCTAATGTACTAAGTAATTTATCTCTAGGTATTAATAATGATGGTACATAATTATCAGAAGCACTACAAAATGAACTAATAGAGTAATTCTCACAAGTATTACTTTTAACTACTTCATATAATTTGTTATTGTATTCAATCTTAGTACCAACAGCAAATTCTTTATGATTATAATCTTTTCTCTTTTTCTTTAGTGACATAATTAATTCTTATTTTAAATGGTTTATTAATATCTTCATAAGAAACAACTGTATGATATATTATATCATGTTTCTTATGTTTAAATTTATTATATAGAATTTCAGCTATAGCACTTATAGTAAAATAATCAATAGCATTAGTATTAAAATTAGCTTTAATTTCATTACGTAAAAGCACCATAGCTTCAGTGTCTTTATTCCTAAGTTGAGCTTGAGTTACAACTATCATTTTATTTAATATTTTATTTTGTGATATAAAGCCCTCAAAATTAATTTGCCGATAAATTTATCAGCTAAATTAATTGAGAGCTGTGAAACCTAGGAAAATACGCAAAAAATCGAATTTACTCATAAATACCGGACTGCTCAAGCATAATTGCCTGGTCAGCCTGCATATCAGAGTAAATATCATCAAGTACATCATCACTAAGAATAATAGTACTTGGAGCATCAGGAAGTTTAGTTCTATCTTTACTCATATCATGAAGCTTTTTCAAGATGAACACTAGCACAATCAAATTGTACTTTAGTACCCAATTTACCTTTAAGACAAAGGTCTTTTACAGCACATTGAATACACTTAACACCATTATCTATAATATTATATATATCACCGGCAATTACAATACCAGTTATAGTATTTTCATTCATAATTATAAGTATTAAATATTAAAAAACCACTACTACTTTCACAAGCAATAGTGGTATATATCCTTTGAATAAATTTATGAATACGTTTACACACTTGTAAACACTAGATTTTATATGAAAAATAGAATAATAACACTAATTACAAGAGCAACAATAATAGCAAATAATATACGTGCTTCTTTATTGCGTGCTTTAATAGTCTTTTCAAGATAATCAATTTTACTAGAAAGAACTTTCTTATCATCTTCAAGCATAGAAATGATAGTAGTTTTATTACTTAATGTTGTATTAAGTGAATAAATAGTTTTTTCTTGATTACTTTGAATTTCTTCGCTCTTACTAAGAGAATCTTTAAGAGTTTCAATTCTCTTTTCATTAGTAAACTGAAGTTTTTTATAAGTATCAACAGTCTTACTAAGTCTACGTTCAACATCGTCTTTACGAAGAACGATATTAACTAATTCATCAACACTCTTTTTACGGAGTTTAGTTCTACGACATTTATCAGCAGAACTTAATTCTTTTTCTTTCATAATACTCTTATGTTTTAATTATTCGTATAATATATTATCACTAAGTTCATCATAGTTAGCATCATCACCAACCATGATTTCACCAAATAAGTCATAATCATCAATATCATGACTAGTACAAAATGCGTCAATATCTTGAGCATCATAATCAAATTCATTATCTTGTATCATAACTGTTATTATTAATTACAATGCAAAGATAATGAATTTAATCTATCACATCTTTTACGGGGCGGCTAGATTAACTATTATTTCAAGCAATACTAGCACTCTTAACATTAAAAGGATGAATATTAACTATTTCACCTTTATAACCATAAGTCTTAAATCTAGACTTAGCAATTTTCTTAGCATGATTAAGACCCATACTAGTAGAAATCATAAGACTTCCATCAGCACGTTCTTTAAGTCTGTTACTCACAAAATAGTATCTTGTACACATAAGTTCTCCTTATTAAGTTAATGAATAGTAGTAGCACTATTTCTAGCACTACTACTTATAGTTATTATTAAATGTCACCAAACATCATCTTCTCTGCTAATTTGTCTAACATTTTAAGACCAAAAGCACTAAGACGAATATTAAATACATGATTATAAAAACTATCATGCTGAACTACTGTAGGAGCGGCATTATTACTAAATGGATTAGTATATTCCTGTCCAGCAGTTACAGCTTCTTGAATGATGTTAATTTTAGCACCACTAAGAACTACATTAAGAGCTTTAGGATGCTGAATCAAATGATTACCAGCAAATGCTACATCCTCATTCTCTCTAAGAGCACCAACAATAGAATAGTTACCAACGAAGATGATATTACTTTCACCTTCAACATAACTACCATCTTCTTGAGCAACCATAGCTTTAACTGGTTTATCAAGAGTAATAGCAACTCTATTATAAGTTTCACACTCAGTAACATTAATGTTACGTACTACTAAATCTTTGACTACATTGTTAGTCTCAACTGCCATCAGCTGGCTAATAACTTTCTTTGTGTCCATAATTTAAATAATTAAAATGTTTATAATATGTTTATTAACTAGAAATCTTATTCATCTAGTTTAGCAAAACGTTTTACTTTAGCTTTTTCTTCATCAGTTAAATACTCACTAAGATATACACCTTTAAAACGTCCTTTACTATCAAAATCTTTAAAAGTTTTACTCATAATTACATTAATAAAATTAATAAATAAACTAGTACTATCTTCACAGACTGTACTAGTAACAGAACTTTATTTATTTGGAAATGAGAAGTTTTATTCATTTTTATTAGCTTCAACAATTATATAACTACCACTTATAATAAGCAGTATAAAACCAATTACATTTATAAAACTTATATGGTCATCAGCACCATGAGCAATAAGTAATAAACTTAAAAATAACATAGGTATGACTGATAATTTAAGTATATATTTAAATAAGTCTATATTCATAACATTAATAAGTTTAAAAGTTAAACATCCGAGTACTAGCTATAGTAGTATTATCTACTTGAAAAACACTATACTAATGAACAGGCAATAGTATAAGAGTAACTATAGAAATAGTTGAAGTAGAGTTATAACTACTATTACTAGTTGATATACAAGCAATTATATCTACAATTATAATTGCTAAGCAACTAAACAAATCAAATATCGAAATATTCTATGAGTAAGATAAGAAATATCATAATCATAAAGAATAGCATCAATAGTGATAATAACAAATAATAGCATAATAAGCGAACCAAATAGTATAATCATAAGTATTATTAGTTTAAAGAAGATGAGAAAGTGGAACTATTCGAGCACCATTATCTTTAGCTTTCTCATCTTCAGTTACACATTAAATACAATCAAAACACTTATCAACATTAACTTTTAGTTCATCATCATAAGTATCATACTCAGCTTTACGTTTATCATAAGCCCATTTAATAGCTTCTTCATCACCATTTAAAGCAGTAATATAATCACTTATAATTTCTTTACCTTTATCAGTATTTAGTTTAATCATAATTATTATTTATTTTATAGTTATTACTAGTAAGTGCAATAACACCTCAGCTTTCACTACGTTCTAGCTTCGACTTCCCTTATATATATATAATAACACGCGCACACACGTACACACGTACCTTAGAGCCTTTACTTTAGTAAAGGCGGTTAACTTGCTATTGTCGCGCGCAAAGCACGTGTACTTATATATAATAAAATATTGATGTTATGCAAAATCTCGATTCACATGATTATAAGGATATTCATAATCATCAATATTATCATAAATATCTTCATAATCAATATCATTAATCAACTTCGTTTCCATTATCATCAACAGTTACAACTGCTCTACTAAAGAAAGACATAGCAAGTTTACTTCTTTTATCTCTTGTTTCTTCAATAGTTTCAGCAGTATCCCAAGCATCATAATCATCATAAGTTCTAATCTTAAATTTAACCATAATATAGTTCTCCTATTTTAAATTAATAAATAAATAAATAATGAGCAGTTTTAATACTTACTCATGTACATTTCTAACGTTGATTTCAACAATCTTATCATAAGCAACATAAAGCACATATTTATCATTACTAAAATATACACCTTTTGTATTAAAATCATTTACTTCAACATTATTATAAACATTACCACTATTTGTAACAATAGTAACATTGGCACTATCATCCTTTACAGGCATAATAGCTTCACAAATATTCATCGCTAATAATTATTCATAATATAATTCTCCTATAATTAAATTAATACTTTTATTAGTAGCAGAACGCTTATTTTCACTATAAGACATTTTCACATCAAACCTTTTTTTGTTATTGTTGACAAGACCTTTTTAGTTCTTGTCGAGTACTTGTTCTTTCTTGTTGACTAGTATCAACATGAGAAGCCACTCTAGCCTAAACTAGAGCGGCAACCATATTAACGTAAACTCTTGCGAGTAACAGTCCAGGCATCTCTACGAGATTTGCAAGTAGCATAAGTCGCAGCATCACCATCATAATCTAGGGCAAACCGACCAACAGTAGAAACACTGAGCAAATCAAACTTGCTAATATGAATAGAATCATAAGTAGCAATAACGTCCTGACCATTGCCATCAGTGTATTGTTCACCAGCACTACGCTCAGTCTGCTCAATATCCACTTTAGCACCCATGAGAATGTCCTCAATCTGTGCATCAGTAGGGTCAGTAGCCATAAGAGTAAATGCAACGTCATCAGCAATATCACTGTCTGCTTCATTGATGAAGTGCATAAACTGCCTCATACTAATGTTGAGCATCTTACGTTTGCCATGTGCAAAATCATTTGCTCTATCTAAGAAGTCAAACTCCTCAGATGTAGTAAGGTTAATAACTCTAGTACCAGTCTCAGCATTGCGAATAACATTCGCTGTAATAATTGTTGTCTCCATTTTATAATAAGTTTGGAATTAATAAAACAAACTAGTACGCGACTAGTTAGTCGAAGTCCTTCTTCAACCAAGACTTTTTTAGTTGTTGCATGACTAAGATTTTTCAGTTGTTGATGAGTAGGGGGGGGCGTTCAACCTTTATCTCGACGACCGGGGGTTGCTGGTAATACCCTCTCCCTTACAATCATAAATATAATTTTCTATACTATCATAATCTTATTCTTTCATTATAACTATCATCTCTAATATATTCTTTATCATTATCATTATTATCATTATCATTATTATCATTATCCTTATCAACATTACTTGTTTCATAGTTTTCTTTATTACTACTACTTGTTTCACTTTTATCATTATCATCACCATTACTTTTAATTAATCATCACATTGATTTTACTATTACTTTACTTACTAATCGTGCTGATAATTATCAAATTTAGTTAATTCCGTTTAACTAATTATAATTTATTACTAATACTATTATTACTTTCATTATTATTATCTATATTTGCAGCAGTATTTCTAGCGCCTACAGTATTACTATTTACTAAGTTAAGTTCTGTAGGCTGAAATAACTTAATAGTACGGACACTATTCAAAGTATTAATTTAAAATATAAAGTTATGGTTGATTTAAAAGTTAATTATCTTGGTCTTAATCAGACCTTTCGTATGCCTACTAGTATGAGTGAAATTGACATGAATGTAATTGCTGATTACGTTAAGCATGTTAATGTTAGTAAGCATTATGCTCTTATTGCAGTTGTATTTAAAGAGCGTCCTATTACTATTGTAAGTGTTAGTAAGCAAAATAAGAATGCAAGTGTAAGTGGTGTTGCTGTTATGATTAAGAGTAATACTGATGATGAGTTTATTAAAGACATTAAACTTGGTGAAACTATAGTTATTTCTCCTAGTGATATTGCTATTGGACATCATATTAATTCTCCTGCCAATCCTCTTACTCCTGGTTTCTTACTTAATCTTCTTCAAACTAATTCTGATTTAAATAAGAAACTTATGTGTATTGGAGTTCCTACTTATTTCGTAGATTTTAAGATTGTTCCAGTTTGTAATATTCATGGTTCTGTAGGAAAGTATGTTCCTGTTAGTCAATATTATATTACTCCTGATGATGGAGAAACTAATACGAGTAAGTAGTTCTACATTGAACTCTTCTACGGGGAGGCTTAAAAAACTAAGGGAGCTTATGCTCCCAAAGCTTCATATTATAGTGTTAATAATATTACTAATATGAAATATAAAATAAATGATGAAGGTTTAGAAGAAGGTAAATTTCCTAGTTCTACTGGTAAACAAGTTCTTATTGAAAATAAAGCATCTATACTTAAAACTATAAATGATAATATTATAGATAAGGATGTTGCCATGATGATTCTAGTTCAACTTGAAAAAGATGCTCAACGTCATTTAGAAGCTGATGAAGCTACTGCTATTCCTTATCTTGGTAAGATTAAACGAAAAGCTGGTTCAAAAGCTTATGCTGAAAATAAAGAAACTCTAGATGCAGCTAAAGACATCATGACTCCTGAAAATTTTGAAAATTTCAAAGCTGCAATGATGAGAGAAGCTGTTATTAGAGAGAATGAAGCAAAAGTATATAAATATCAAGTTGCACGTATGGCTAATAAGAATGGTAAAACTTATTGGAAATGTGTTGAACGTCGTGGTAAATATTACGCTAATATTAGATTTTATTGTTTAGGTTGTTTAAATTATTCTGAACCATGCAACGAGATAGATTAATAATAGATAATCTTTTACTTATTGATGAAAATGGTATGCCTGAAGCTCCAACTATTCATCAATTAATAGATAAAGACGTTAGAGAGCTTTATACTAGAGATAAGTCTAAAGATAAGTCTGGTTATGTAAAAGACTGTATAGTTATTTATTATCTTGGAGACCCTAAGTCTCCTGCAAAACAAAGTGGTTTAAGTGATGCTGAAGCTCTTAAAATGGCTATAGAACAAGCTGGTCTTCCAGCTAACTATATACCTAGTGCTCTTGTTTTGAAGATAATTAAAAGATATTATGCTCAAAATATAGGAGAAGGTGGTAGAGTTGTTGAGAATCTTCTTAAAACTCTACATAATGTAAATATTGCAGTTGATTCTATTAATGCTTTGCTTAACGAAAAGCTTAGAGATAGAGCTAATTTAACTATAGAAAATGTAAGTACTCTTTTAGATTTAGTAGATAAAGTTACTGCTAAAGCATCTGAGATTCCTAAGACTTTAAAATCTTTGAATGAAGCTAAGGAAAATCTTATGTATGAAAAGGAGTCTGAAAAAGCTAGAGGTGGTGGTGCTATTACTAGTAGTATGAATGCTGCTGATTATGTTTAACATTATATTGTTTAAGTTATGAATAGTATTTATGAAAATAACTTTCTTTATTTTGAAGAAGCTGACCATAAATATACTGATTCTTTAGGTAATCAATATCTTAGTGTAACTACTAATATAGAGAATTACTGTCCTAAGTTTGATAAGAAATATTGGCTTAGAAAGAAAGCTAAAGAACGTGGTATTACTGAACGTAAACTTGAAGCTGAATGGGAAAGAATAACTAAAGAAGCTTGTGAACGTGGTACAGCTACACATAATGGACTTGAAGATGGTATCAAAGGAAGTAGTATGTTTAAAGATGCTATTCAATATCTTAATCAAGTTAAAAGTGGTAGATGTATAACTGTAGCTGATATTCCTAATCTTAGAGCGCATCCTCTAGATATAGAACAGTTTAAAGAAGCTACTAATAATAAGTATCCTGAAATATATCAAGTATTTCAATATTATGTAGATAAAGGTTATACTATTTATTCTGAAATTGGAGTATTTGTTCCAGAGTTACTTCTTAGTGGTACTATAGATGTTCTTTGTGTTAGACCTGATAGATTTGTTATTCTTGATTGGAAAACTAATAAAGATGGTCTTCATTTTACTAGTGGTTTTTATCGTAAAGACAAAACTACTAAACCTGTTCAACTTACTAGTGAATGGTGTAATACTCATGAGTTTATGTTACCTCCTTTTGCTCATCTAGAAAATTGTAATGGTAATCATTATACTATGCAATTATCTACTTATGCTAGAATGACTGAAATGATATTAGGTATTCCTTGTGTTGGTCTAGGTCTTTGTCATATTCAAACTCCTTTTGAAAAGAATAAATATGGTATGCCTTATCGTGATGTTCATGGTATGTATAAGATTGATAAAGAAGGTGAGGAAATTGTTACTTGGTTTAAGATTAATTATATTCGTAATGAAATAGATGCTATGTTTCAAGATAGAAGAATTAAACTTAATAAACAAGGCTTGTTAAATCCACAAACTGAAATACAATGGTAGAATATAAAACTAGACATGTTACACCTAATGGTGTTGTTATGGATGATTATCATTTTGATAATGGAGTAACTATTACTCTTATTCCTTGTAAAGAAATAAACGAATTATGACAAGACGAAGACGAATTAATACTAGAGTTCTTCATGTTGAAGAAGTCAACAATATTAAATATGTTTGTAAAGGTATTCCAGAAATTGGAACATTTTGTGTATTTGGTGTATTAAAACAATAAGATATGAATAAAGAATTATTTAATAAAGCAAGTAAAGCTGATTTTAGCAAAATACTCGTCAATAAAGGATATGCCTATTTTAATAAAGGTAAGTATAATCTTAACATTATTGGTATTAGAAATGCTGGCAATAATGTTACTAATAAATTTGATGATGTTATTGTAGTAGAATATATTGATATGTATGGTATAAAATCTAGAAATATATTTGCTGCTACTACTGAGCCTGGTATTACTACTATGACCAAACCTGTAAGTTATAAAGGTTGTGCTATACTTGTTCCTGGTCAATATCGTTCTGCTTGGAAACTTGGCTATCATAAAGGCAAGTATGAAGCTATTGTTCAATATAAACCAGTAAAAGTTTATAGAGATAACAATAAAGATGCTGTTTATGATTTTAATCCAAAGACTATAGAAGAAGGTACATTTGGTATCAATATTCATAAAGCTGGAATACATTCTATTCAAGTTGATAATTGGTCTGCTGGTTGTCAAGTTCTTGCTAATAAAGAAGATTTTGATACTCTTATGAAACTTGCTCATAGACAAATTAGTCAAGGATATGGTAAACTATTTACTTATACTTTAATTAATGAGGAGGATTTGTAATGGATAGTTTTAGCAATAAATCTAGTAAAGGTTTTGTAGTAGTTCTTGTTCTTGCATTTGTTATTTGTTGCTTTATGGTTATTGGAAAATATTATCATACTAAAAATAACAATATTATTGAACAAAATATTGAACTACAAAAACATAATGATAGTTTAAGAATTGAAGTTGATAATTTAGATAGTATTAAAAATGCAAAAGTTATTGAAGTTAAAACTCTTGATAATGATAGTACTGTTAAGTTATTCTATCAACTCATCAAGTAAATCATTAACATCTTCTACGGGGAGGATAGAACAAGATAGTGTAACTATAGCGATTAGTGATATTCGTAAAGCTAATGCTAAACTAATAGAATTAAGTTATGAAAAGGATATTAATAAGAACCTTCGACAAATTATTAGAAATGATAGTATTCTTGCAGAACAAGCTAGACAAAGATATATACTATTGGATAGGTCATGTAAGAAAGTAATAAAACAACGTAATGTTGCTTATTGTAGTGCTGCTGGTGCTATTGTATTACTAATTTTAAGTTTAATAAAATGAGTGATATTCATACTGTAGAAAAGTATATAGAAAGCTACCCAATGCTTCAATATATAAACGATAATCACGGTCAATATAAACATGCTAGAGAAGCAGGTTATAAAGACCCTAATGATTTGTTTATGATTGGAGAAAGTGGTGGCTTTCTTCTTGATATACGTAGAGGAGATAAATTTGTTAATACTAATCTTCTTACTGAAATGGCTTCTCTATATCATATAAATGGTGAGAAATATACTTTATATAAAGAAGATAGTATTCCTCATCGTCAATTACGTAAAAGAGAAGAGTATAGACGTAAACATGGATTTGATGCTCCATGTTTTATGCGTAATGGTGAAGTTCGTAATCTTCATATTAGTGGAGATATGTATAATTATCTGAATTATACTATTATTGAACAGCTTGATGAAAAGACTATTATTTATACTGATAAAGGTTCTGTTGCTAAGAAGAAACAAGACTTTCCTAAATTTATAGATGCTCAGTTTTGGACATTTGCTATTATAGAGTTTTGTGAACTTAATGGTTTTCATCTTCTTATTGATAAAACTCGTCGTGGTGGTTTCTCTTATATTATGGCTAGCCATAGTGCTAATAAGATAAATCTTCAACCTAATAAAGTTTGTATTCATGTTGCTGCTGATAGTAAGTATCTTACTAAGCGTGGTGGTCTTACTGATTTTACTATTCGTAATCTTTATTTTTATGAGAATAAGACTTTCTTTAAACGTGGTATTCTTTCTCGTGTTGTTGAAAACTTTACTCTAGGTTTTAAACTTCCCAATGGTGATATTAGTCCAAATAGTTGGAATAGTGCTCTGTTTAGTGCTTCTGCTAATAACAATCCTGATTGTGCTATTGGTAAGGATGCTGTTAGTGTTAAGACTGAGGAGGTTTCTACTATGGAAAACTTCGATGAATATATGAATGTTACTGAACCTGCTATGCGTACTGGTAGTTATGTTACAGGTAACTTGTTTGCTTGGGGTACTGCTACTAGTGGTAATATGCAAACATTTGAACGTAACTTCTATAATCCATCTGCTTTTCATTTTATAGCTTTTGAGAATGTTTGGGATAAAGATTCTCGTAATGAAGTTTGTGGTTATTTTAAACCTTATTGTTGGGGTCTTCAAGGTCAGATTGGTGATAGATATGCTATGGATGCTGATGGTAATTCTGACATTGAAATGGGTCTTAGAATTGCTTATAAAGAACGTACTGATAAGAAAATTCATAGTAAAACTTTTAGTGATTATATTAATTACTTAGGTCAATATGCTAATATGCCTAGTGAATCATTTAGTTCTACTAGTGAAAACTTATTTAGTTCTGAAGCTTTAATGAGTTGGGAAGAAGTACTTAAAAATGACCCAGCTTATACTAATATATCTGATGATGGTATGTTCTTTGAAGATGCTGACGGTAAAGTAATATTTAAAACTAACGCTCGTATTAAAGCAGAAGGAGGTAAGTTTAATAAAGATTTCTTTGATTGGATTCAAGGTGTACCTCGTAAACAGCATGAACATCCACATGGTTGTGTTCGTAAATGGTTTGAACCTATTAGAGTTAATCATGTTAACGAAAATGGTAAATATGAAGTCGGTATTCCAAAAGGTCAATATTCTATAAGTTATGACCCTGTAGGTGTAAATAAAGAAACTAGTGGTATCACTAATAAACATTCTCATAATAGTATTAAAGTTTGGGAGAACCCTACACAATATAATGGTTTTAAAGGTAAAGTAGTATGTGCGTATTATGGTCGTCCTGAAAAACTTGAAGAAGCTGATAGAATATGTTACTTTATGGCTGTTTATTATAATTGTATTGGTACTACCGGTGTTGAGATTAACCGTGGTGAAACTGTTAGTAATTTCACTAAATGGAAAGCTTTAAAGTACTTAATGAAAGACCCAGTAGAACTTTGGGATAGTTCTATTAAAGCTAAAGTTACTGCATCTTATGGTGTAAATATGGGTGGTGGTAGCGGTCAAGGTACTACTAAAGTTCTTGAAGGACTTCGATTACTTAAAGAAATGTTGTATAGTGAAGTTGGTAAAAAACTTGATGGTACACCTCTTTATTTTTTTCAGACTATTTATGATTATCAAACTATACTTGAACTTCTTAAATGGAATGATAAAGGTAACTTCGATAGAGTATCTGAAATGTTAATACATGCACTTCAATGGAAACTTGATGATGTAGAAGCTGCTAAAGAACTTGCTCATCGTAAGAAAGCTACTATTGAAAATTATAATGATAATATTTGGAATCGTCCATGGTATGTTTAAAATAATATTAATATGAAAGAAATTTGGAAACGATTAGAAGAAGATACTAATTATGAAATTAGCAATCTTGGTAGAATACGTAATATTAAAACACAAATTGTAAAATCTACTAGTTTTACTAAGAAAGGAACTTATGAAGTTTGTTCTTTAAATGCTAATAGTTATCTAGTTCATAGACTTGTTGCTAAATATTTTGTAGAAAATACTAATCCTGCAAAATATAACATAGTTAATCATTTAGATGAGAATACTCATAACAATAAAGCAGACAATCTAGAATGGACTACAAACAAAGATAATTTAAATTATAGTCATGTTGGAGTTAGAAATGCTATAAGTAATTCTAAATTTAAAATTATACAATATGATAAAGATGGTAAAGTAATTAAAGAATGGACTAGTAAAGAAGCTTGTTATAAAGCAGGTTATACTCAAGTTAAATCTTTCTTTTGTAATAATGGTTTTAATAGATGGGCTTATGATTCTTTTTGGTTTACAGAATATGAAACGTTTGATAAAACAAGATATAAACCAAAGCCTATTTTAAACATTTATAATAGCAACAACGAATTAGTATTTACAGGTAATCCTGTAGCTTGTGCTAAGTTTATTAAACTTACTATTGTTGCTACTATACAAGGTAGATTAAAAAGAAGTGTTGAATTTAAAGTATTAGGTTATACTTTAAAACATATAAATTGTACTCTAAATTAATTATATAATTAACTAAATAAATATACGTATGTTTAATAACAATTTAACTTATCAATTTCCTAAACAAAAGGTTAGTGCTGAAGAGAAAGCAAAGCCTTATTGGTATACTAATAGTATTGATTATATTATTGGTTTAGGAATTAGTATGAATGACCGTAGTGATACTGAAACTAAAATTCGTATTTTACATGGTGAATTACCTCAAGAGTTTTATAGAAAAACTCTTAATCCTTACAATGCTAGTAAAGAACGTTTTAAGAACTTTCCTGCTACTCTACGTAATTATGATATTATGTCTGATATTATACGTAGATATATAGGAGAGTATTTTAAAACTCCTCATGACTTTGTTGTAGGAGCTAATAATCCTGATATAGTATTTAATAGAAATGCTGCTCTTAAACAAAAAGTTATGGAAGCTGCTCAACAAGCTTTTCAAAAAGAGTTTCAAAAACGTTATCAGGCTGCTGTTCAACAAGCTGAAGGTCAAGGTCAATCTGTAGAAGCTATAAATCCTCAAGATGTTATGCCTGACCAAGAGGAGTTTATGCACAACTTTAACCAGGAGTATATAGATAAAGAAAGTAAGCAAGGTCAAGATATTCTTAATTATATTAGAGACATTACTAATGACCTTAATGTTTATCTTACTGCATTTTTTAATTATTGTGCTTTTGGCGAATGTTATACATATACTGAACTTAGAGGAGATAAGATTATTAAAGAATGTGTTCCTTTGATAGAAGCTTATCCTATTCCTAATAGTGAATATATGATTGAAGACCATGACATGTTTGCTAGAAAGATGAAGATGAGTTATAATCAAATTCTTGATGCTTTTGATGATTATCTCGATGATAACGATAGAGCATTTCTTGATAAGTATTACAATGATGCAGCTTATAATACAAAGACTGTTCCTTTAAGATATGACCAATACTTTGAACATTATGCTAATGTTTGTGATAAATTTACAGATGAAGAACGTAGACTATTTAGAACTAAAGATGAACATCCTAGTGCTCGTAATGGTAATCTTTATGAAGTTTGGCATGTAGTTTGGAAAGGTTTTGCTCGTCAAGGTATTCTTACTTTTATAAATCAACTTGGTTTTCAGGAACAAAGAGTTGTAGAAGAAGATTATGAGTTTAATAAAGAAGCCGGTGATATTAGTATTGAATGGGAATATAAACCTCAAGTTTATGAAGGTTATAGAATAGGAACTAGATTTACCGGTATTTATCCTGTTAAAGCTAGACCTATACTTTATGAACGTAAAGGTAAACTTCCTTATAATGGTATTATGGAAGTACTTCCTTATTTTGGTAAGTTTAGTATCATTGAAACTATTACTCCTTTTCAAGTATTTCGTAATATAGTTTCTTATCATCAAGAAATGGTAATAGCAAAGAACAAAATGCTTATTATGCTTTTGCCTAAATCTCTTGTATCTAATAATACAGAAGATGCTATATATAGAATGGCTGCTGATGGTGTACTTCCTATTGATGATGAAGAAGATGCAGCAGGAGTTAAGATGCAAAACATTAGATTACTTAATGTAAATATGGGTCAATATATTACAGAACTTAGTAATCTAAAAGAAGCTATTAAACTTGAAGCTCGTGAACTTGTTGATATGAATGCTCAACGTTATGGACAAATTGCTCAATCTGCTGGAGCTTCTACTACTCAAACTGCTGTTGCTCAATCAAGTACTGGTTCTGTTGTAATATTCCAAATGTTTGACCAAATGAGATGTGCTGATTATAATAGAGATTTAGACTTTGCTAAATGTGCTTATATTGAAGGTCTAGAAACATCTTATATTGATAAAACGACAGGTAAAAAACATTATCTTAGTCTTGATGTAAATTCATTTGTTGGTTCTGACCTTAGTACTACTGTTAGAAACAATGCTAAGGAAATGGATAAAATTCAGCAATTAAAACAATGGGCATTTAGTGCTGCACAGAATGGAGATTTGGATTCTGCTCTTGCTGCTATTACTGGAGATAATGTTGCTGCAATTAGTGATGCTGTTAAAAAATTTAGTCAGATAAAGCAACAGCATGAAGAACAAATGAAACAAATGGACCAAGCTATTCAAGAACAAGCTAATCAACTTGAGTTACAAAAGATTGCTGCTAAAGGTGAACAAGATAGAGAAACACTTGCTCTTAAAGCACAATATGATTTACAGCTTGAATATGCTAAAGGTGATATAGCTTTACTTGGTGATACAAATCCTCAAAATGATGAATATGCTAAGAATCAATTAGCTCGTATTCAAGAGGAAAGTAAAAGAGCTACTGAAGCTGCTAAACTTCAACTCGAAAGACAGAAGATAGCTATGGATGCTTATAATAAAGCTGCTGACCGTCAAGTAAAAAGAGAAGAAATGGTTAATCAATTAAAGATAGCAAAGACAAATAAGAATAAGTACGATAAGAAATAAATTGTTTATTTTGTTGATTATATTATGTGTAGGAGTAGTGCTCGTGAGAGTATTGCTCCTTTTATTTTACGTGATAAAATTTTATTTAATATTTTAAATTCAATTCTGAGACATTATCTATAAATAGTTGATTAACTTATAAGCCACTTAGATTGGGATTGATTGTGCGTTAAGGAAATTGCATGTACTTGAATGTTTACAACAAACAAAGTCACTTGAAAACACATACAAACAATAGATTAGAGTACTGGAGTTGCATAAGAAACTTATGCTCAAACTGATGACATTAATAACCTTTATTCTACTAATAATCTGTTTGCTGAAACTTCTAATAATGATAGTTAAATAACTTATGCTTTTCTTCATACTATAAATAAAGGTATTACTTTTGCAGCAACTAACAAGTGTTAGTGTATTATTAATCATTTAAATTATAAAGCTATGTTTGTATTTCGTAATAGTATTGGGTTCGGTCAGCATCATCGTTTGATGGTTGAACTTGATAATATTGATTTTGGAAATGGCGGTGGTAATGGTAGTGGTACTAACGCCAATAATAACCAAGGTAACGGAGGCGGCACTGATAATAATGACGGTGATAATGGCTCTGGTGATAATAAAGATGGTGACGATAAAGACGGTAATGGAAATGATAAAGATAATCCTGACCCCGATAATACCAATGACAATCCTGATAATAAGGATAATGGTAAAGACAATCCATCCAACACTTCTACGGGGAGTCTTGAGGTAGGTACAAATGTTGAGTTTGAAGGCAAAAAGTATACTGTTGCTGAGAATGGAGACCTTGTAGATACTGATGGTAAAGTTTTTAAAGAAGCTAAAGATGTTGACGAATGGATTAAATCACTTGAAGTTGATGAACCTGGAGCTGAGGTAAATATCGAAAATATTCGTAAAGCTATGAATATTGATATTACTGATGAGAATGGTAATCCGGTTGAATTTACTGACGATATTGAAGGTATTAAGAGTTACATTAATTCTGCTATTGAACTTAAATCTAATGAAGTAGCTTCTGCTGCTGTCAATAAAGTATTTGTTGACAATCCTATTCTCAAGCAGTTTGTTGATTATCTTACTGTAAATGGTGGTGACCCTCGTGGTTTTGGTGAACGTCCTGACCGTTCAGGTATTACTGTTGATGAAAAATCTGAAGAGCAACAGATTGCTATTATTAAAGCTGCTGCTAAAGAGTTTGGTAATGCTTCTCTTAATGATAATTACATTAAATATCTTAAAGATTCTGGTAGTCTTTATGATGAAGCTAAAGCTCAACTTGCTAATCTTCAGAATGCCGATAAACAACGTGATGAAAATGAAGCTGAACAAGCTGAAGCTTATCGTCAACAACAAGAAGGTGAAACTATTGCTTATTGGAAAGGTATTAAAAATACTATCGATAAACGTGAAATTGGAGGATATAAACTTCCTGAATCTCTTGTTAAAGAAGTTAATGGACAAAAAGTTACTGTTACTCCAAATGATTTCTATGATTATCTTTCTCGTGGTATTAAAGATGAAGATGGTAATATTGCTACTGCTTATGAGCGTGCTCTTGCTAATCAATCTCCAGAGGAAGCTACTAATCAAGAATTACTTAGTGCTTGGTTAATGTTCACAGGTGGAACTTATAAAGACCTTGTTAAAATGGCTATTAATAATGAGCAGGTTAAAACTTTAAAGCTTGTTGCCAAAGGAAATAAAGGTCATGGTACTGTACGAATTACTAAGCCACAAACTAATAATAATAATAAAGCTATTGATAATATTCAATTTAGCTAAATGTTTAATTAATTAATTAATAACTATGTACGCAATTCGTGAAGTGCAACGTGGTAACTATGATGACCGTGGTTATTCTAATGAGGAAACTATTGCTCATCTTATGCTTACCAAACCTAGTGAGATTAATTCTATGCTCACCTATACTTTTGGTATGGATGATGATAGATTCCCACTTAATTTCCTTACAGAAGGACAAGGTACTGCTGGTGTAGTAGATATTACTACTACTGATTGGACTTGGAAGACTATGGGTCGTATGAAGTTCAATGATTCTGTACTTTGGTTTAATATTGCTAATACTACTCCTGGTAAAGGTGGTGCTACTTTTGAAGTTGAGTTTAAGACACACTGGTTCATTGAGCAGTATGGTTTGATTGCTCCTGATGGTGTAACTCAAGTTCGTATTATGAAAGACCTCGGTCGTGGTTCTCATGGTGGTTATTTGTATCGTCTTCGTATTACAAATCCTAATCCAAACGCTTACGTTAATGTAGCTCAGAATCTTAGTGTAGGTATGTTTTGGTCTTTGACTGCTCCTACTATTCCAGAGTCTTTCTCAAAGGGTAATCGTACTAATACTATGGGACCTGGTAAGATGACTTCTCAACTTGAGTTCCATCGTTATAGTAAAGAGATTGCTGGTAACATTAGTAATACTGTTGTTACTTATGAGTTTAAGACTAGTGGTGGTGGTACTACTAATCTTTGGATGAATGAGGAGATGCGTCAGTTTGAGCTTCAGCAACGTGTTATGAATGAAGAGCGTCTTTGGTTTGCAGAATATAATAAGACTGTAAACGGTGAGATTACTCTTATTGATGAAGACAATGGTCAGCCTATTCCACACACTGCTGGTATGCAACAGATTTGTCGTGAAAGTAACTATGATACTTATGGAGAGGAACTTACTCTTAATAAGTTAAATCGTACTGTCGGTGATATTCTCGACCGCAATACTGATACCGGTAATATGGACGTAATTCTTGCTTGTGGTAAGGGTTTTGTTGAAGACTTTGACCGTGCTCTTAAGAATGATGCTCGTGATAATGGTTTTGTTACTCCTCTTGGTGACAAGATGATTAGTGAATCTAAGAGTGGTCTTTCTTATGGTAATTATTTCCGTCAATATAAGACTGTTGATGGTCACATGATTACTCTTAAGCATCTTGGTTTCCTTGACCGTGGTACTTTTGCAGACAATGCTCGTGACAATGGTTATATCCATCCTCGTAGTGGTCTTCCAATGACTTCTCACCAAGCATTTATGCTTGATACATCTTCTTATGATGGTCACAATAATATTCGTAAGGTACGTATGAAGGGTCAAGAGCATATTGCTGGAGTTGTTAAGGGTCTTACTCCAATTCCTGCATCATGGGGTGGTTTCCCTACTAATACTCTGTCTACAGACGTTGACGTATCTCGTTATGAGGTTAAGGATTCTTACGGTCTTCAAGTTGACCGTAACACTAAGTTCTTCCAACTCAAGTGTGTACTCTAACATTTTAAAAATTTGATTGCTATGACTGATATTAAAATTGATATTCCAATTGGAAGTCCTGCAAATAGTGGAAATAATAATACTCCTGCTGAAGGTTTAACTCCTTCAGCAAACCAGACACAAGCTGAATTAGAAGCTAAAGAAAAGGCTGCTCTTGAAGCAGAACTTGAAGCTCCATATTTTGAAAAGAAGACTGTAGTTATTTCTTCTGTTCGTAATTATTCTGCTTATCGTAGAATTAATATGCAAGCTCTTGGTAAGCCTAAAGCTACTATAGGTTCTTCTGTTAAGTCTGTACGTATTCTTATGAGCAATAAAGGTGAGCTAGCTGCTTATTATCCAGAGATTATTGGTGTTGCTGCTAATCATCCAGACTTTGTTACTAGAGTTAAAGGTTATCTTAATAACATTTTCTTTGATGTTAATGATGGAGATAGGGAACTTAATATTTCTTTCCATTATAATCATAAAAGAGATTATCTCACTGTTAAAGCTGAGGAAGATAAAATTCTTGCAGCTTATGAAAAGGTAGACCGCTCTAATGAAGCAGAGCTTTATAAAGCTGCTGTTAAACGTGATGAAGCTATTACTCGTCTTGAGCAAACTAAGTACCAGTATGGTATGCCTGATAACGTAGAGGAATATATTATTTGGCGTCATTGTCTTAACTATCCTGATGTAGCTAAAGATGAAGCGTTTATTAATAGTAATGCTACTCTTCGTTTCTTTATTAAAGATGTTGCTAAAGAAGAGAATCGTAAGGTTAAGCTTATTGTTGAACGTAAGAAGGCTATTGAACGTCTTGTTGAACTTCAATCTTCACCTACTAAAGTTAGTGCTGCTTATATTCAGTATTGTAGAACTAATGGTCTTAATATTTCTGATGGTCTTAATAAGACTACTCTTGAACAAGTTGATGACCTTATGAAGTTCGCTACTGAAGACCCTAAGAAGTTTAATTCTATAGTTACTGACAAGAATCTTCTTGATAAAGCATTTATCGAAATTCTTATTACTAGAGGTGAACTTGTTCGTTCAGAGTATAATCAACAAATCAATACTCCTGATGGTCTGTTTGTTGGTGCTAATATTAATGATGCTATTGCGTTCTTTAAGAATCCTGACAATAACGGACTAAAGAATAAGTTAGAAAATAAATTGAAACTCTTTTAATTGATAAAGATATGACTACTGCTGAAATGCACCAAATGTTCAGAAACTATGCCCAACAAATGGGTATGCAGAATGTGAGAGCAATACTGCCTTCACAGATAGACTTGTTGCTGAACAACTCTATTTCGGACACAGTAAATCAAGTGATTGCTCAAAACATTGGTTCTACCAGTGATAGAGTAATCACTGATAACTCAAAGCTTAATCAAGTTAATGCTCTTAAAAGTCTTTATAAAGTATGGAAAGCTAAAGTTCAACTTCCTACTGCAAAGACTAATTACATTGCAAGTTATACTCTTCCTCTTGATAATTTTGGTATAGCTAGCGAAGCTAAAGAAACTACAATTAAAAAAGGTGATAACGTATATGCTACTCCTGGTAATGCAGATTATGGTAGACCTAATAAGATTGAGTATTTCTTCCTTGTAGATTTGAATATTAATTATGTTAAAGCTGAAGGTAGTAATTCATTTACTACTAATATATTCCCAATTCGTCTTGTAGATGACCAATATCTTGCTGATGTTGTTAATGATTTTGTAATGGCTCCAAGTCTTCGAAGTCCTGTTGCTACTGTTCATGATAACACTATTGAACTTTACATCGATAAACCTGATGCTAATACTAAGACTACACCAGATGCTTATAAGTTTGGAGATGGTCTTGAAGTAAATGAAATTCGTTTATCTTATATTGGTAAGCCTGGTATTGTTAAGTTTAATGAAGACATTGGTGGTACAGACGTAGATTGTGAACTTCCTGAGAGTATGCACGTTGATATTGTTAAGCATGCTGTTGATTTGTATCGTATTGCTCTTAATGGTGGTGTTGTAGGTGCTCAAGGTGCTCAACAGCAACAACAACGTGAGAATGTCCGTAATAATGCTAGAGATGAAGGTTATGAACCTAATTCTCGTTAGTTAAACGTAATTTATAATTTAAGTAATAATGAGACAATTATTTATTTGTACTAGTGATGCAGTTCTTACTGCTACTGGTAAACCACAAGATTTGACCAATGTAGCTGCTGGTACTATTGGTATGTGGCAGAATAATGGTGATTCTAATTGGCTTGCTGCTGCTCCTACTGCTGATTTTAGTATTGCTTATGGTCGTCCTAATAGTCAAGCAATTGTAATTCCTATTGATTTTGCTTCTGCACATGTTACAATTTCTGATCCTCAAGCAGGTAAGAAGTTTAGTGCAACGCTTACTATTCCAGAGCCTGTTGCAGGTAAAGATTATACACTTCAGCTTATTAAGCTTGGTACTGAAAAGCGTGAGCGTTATTCTTGGACTGTTACAGATAATGGTTCACATAAGACTACTGCTGCTGATATGGCTAAGTCACTTGGTAAACAATTCACTAATATGATTGAAGCTGGTAATGAGCAACTTGATGGTCTTAAAGTAACTGTAAGTGAAGCTACTATTACTATTGCAGCTGAGAAGAATTATCAAGGTTGGAAACTTATTGCCAGTGATGATTTGGTTGGTACTAAAGTTACTATTACTGATGCTGTTGCTCCAACACTTGATGCAGCTTATGTAAAGAACCTTGCTTCTTTCTGTTCTCAGAATCGTGGTTTCTCTAATGTATATCTTGATGGCGCTTCTATTTATCCAGGTTATCCTATGGAAGTAGAAGATAAGAAATACAAGATGTACTCAATCCAATTCAAGAATCCAAGAAAGTATGGTCGTACTCGTGACGAAGCTCCTATTCAAGAGTTAGCTATTGTTGTTCCTACAGACAATACTACACTTACTGATTTGCTTGATACTATTCTTGCATTTTAATAAGTATTAGTTATTCAAGGAGAACCTATCCATCTTCTACGGGGAGGTTCTCCTTTTTTTTTATTTTCGTTATGGAAGAATTTAATCAAATCAATGATATAATAGCTGAATCAATAAAAGATACTTCTTATATTACAGTGCTTATTAGTAGTGGAGTTTATCTTGCTTATACTCTTATTATTAAGCTTGTTGATTTGTTTAAAGCTAAAGACCGAAATAGACCTATCGTTGAAATAGCTACTGCTGTAAAGCAAGTAAGCGAAAACGTAGTTAAACTTAATGGTGTCCTAGACAAAGCTTTTCAAGATGCTGAGACTAAAGAACGAAATAAAGTAAAAAATGCTATTTGTACTGCTTTTGATAGTTTTAAATGGGGTATTGCTAATACTTGTCATGAAATTATTATTCATAACAATATTGAACAAAATAAGCTATTGATAAAACAAAATTTATTCAGAGTGATTAGTACAGAGTATTATAAACTTTATAATGTTTTCTCTGCTTATGAATTGGATGGAATTTGTGTAGCTACTAAACTAAAAGAAGAATGGATTGATGCTGTAACTAATGAATGTCTTGCTATCATTTATGATGGTCAAGATTCTATAAATAGAATTAGTCAAATAAGTAACAAATTACTTATTCTTACTAATGAATATTCTATATACATAAATAACAAAATGTTTAATTCTTAATAAGATGTTCTTATGATAGATAAAAATGATATTATAGATAACCTTGAGAAGCTAGAAGAAGGAGTTGTTAAAACTCTTGAGTATCTAGCTGCTCAAGGTTTTATAGTTAACAGAGATAAAGTACTTAAACTTACTACTATTAGTATGTACAAAGCAGTACTTAATAACTCTGACAAAATTAAAGGTTTTGATATTGCTAAGTTTAATAATAAAGTTATATTGTTATGAATGATGAAAAAATGATTGTTCTTTCTGTTCCTAAAGAATGGGAAGATACATATATAAAATTACTTACTGTCATTAGTCAATCTGGTGAAGCGATTCTTAATGATTGTTCTTATGGTTGTAAAGGTGATGGTAGTATAATGTTTAACTGTTGGAATATATTCCAAGCTGCTTGTGCTGCTTATGCTTTAGGTAATACTAAACGAGCTAATCTTTATATTGATTATGTAAATAAACAAATAGCTAATAAATTTAGAGAAGTAAATTTTAAAACTAAAGAAGATGGAAATTCAAGAGCTTGAAGAATGTCTTGATAACTATGAAGAAAGGGATAATCGTTATGACGATGACCCTCAGTATAGAAGTCGTAATCCTTATGACGATGAAGAACGTTATCACGAAAGAGAAGAATATGGGCACCGTGAGCGTGGTCGTTATGGACGTTATTAATATGAAATCCGCCCCGTAGAAGAGTGTAGTGGTAAGTCTTCTCTAACCATACCTTCTACGGGGCGTTTATAATAACTAAGCTTATGTATAAAGAAGGTTTTGATGTTTATGATGAACTTCCTGAAGATATGGTTGTTTATCTTCGTTATAATGGTAGACATTTTAATCGTAAACTAGTTGAGTTTGCAACTAGCAAAATGACTACTAGAGATAGTAACGGAACAGAAATAGCTCTTGAACCTATAACAAGAGAACAGTTAGATAACATGATGAAACAATCAAATGTTCATTTAACTAATAATGATAATCCTTATGATGCAGTATTTGTAGCTAACATGTGTAAAGCTGATTACTTAGGTAGTAGTGTTCCTGATGGATTGCATTTGTGTCTATATGTAAAAGATGTAATAGATGATGTTGATGGTTATGATGGAATAGCTTTTAATCGTTGGTATGCAGACATGTGTCGTAAAGGTATTCAAATTGATTGATATAATTGTCGATAACATTAATAATTTGAAGCAGCTAGTATTAATATAAATATTGGCTGCTTTAATTGTGTTAATTAATATATAGTTACTGCTAATATTGCTAATAAAAAACTATATTTGCAGCAATTAAAGATAATGATAATGGAAATGATAAATCAAATAATACAACAAGTAATAAATAGTTTTGATTTTACTTATTGTATAGTAGTTAATGTTTTAACTTATTTACTAGTTACTGTACTTATTTATATTTGTCATGGTAATGTAACTAGAACAATTAAAAAACTTACATTGCTTTTTAGTATAGTAATTGTTAGTGTTATATATTATGCTATTGGTGTTAATATAAAACTTATTGTAAACAGTTCTATACTTGCTCCTGTAAGTTGGACTTGGATTATTAAACCAATCTTATCTAGGTTTGGTTATGATTATAAGAATATTGATAATAAAATAAATTGATATGGATAAGGTAAAAATAAATAAAGCTATTGATGGTTTAGGTCTTTCTGTTGATAATAAGAATACTCTTAAAGAAGCTCTTAATAAAGATTACGAAACTAGTATTAGTAAATTAGAAACTAGAGTTGATACTATCGATACAGAGCTTACTACTGCAAAAACTAATATTGGTACTGCAAAAACTGATATTAGTAAATT